ATGACTGTAAGTACCGTCTCTACCGGCATCACTTTTAACGATGATTCTGGCTACAGCAGCACCGACCTGGTGACCAATGATCCGATCCAGGTAATACACGGTACGCTCGACGCGCCGTTGGCTGCTGGCGAGTTCGTCGAGGTATCGCTCAACCAAGGCGTGGACTGGGTTACGGCCACTGCCGACGGTCCGGCTAGTTGGTCTCTGGGGGCGCTGGTACTAAGCGGCAGCGGCACGGTGTCAGTGCGCGTGACCGACGCCGTCGGCAACCACGGTGCCGTCAGTGCCAGCGCCTACACCATCGACCAGGCGGCGCCACATGTATCGATCAGCGCCAGCAGCACCACGCTCAAGGGCGGCGACAGCAGCACTGTGACCTTCACCTTCAGCGAGGTACCGTATGACTTCCAAGCGGCCGACCTAGTGGTGACGGGCGGTAGCATCAGCACCTTGGTCGTGAACGCCAGTGATCCGAGCATCTACACCGCCGTGTTCACGCCAACGCTGAACTACAGTGGTCCGGCAAGCGTGTCCGTGCAAGCGGGATCTTACATCGACCTGGCTGGCAACATCGGCGCCGGCGCCAGCGGACCAGCGCTCAGCGTTGACACTCAGGCCCCGACGATGGCAATTACCAGCAGCGCCGCCTCGCTCAAGAGCGGTGAGACGGCCCTGATCACCTTCACCTTCAGCGAGGTTCCGGTCAACTTCGCCGCCGAGGACATCAGCGCCACTATTGGAGCGCTGAGCGGCTTTGCCGCCACCGCCAATCCGCTGGTGTACACCGCCTTGTTCACGCCCACCGCCTACACCGCCACCGGCAACGCCGTAATCAGCGTCGCCAACAATGTCTACAGCGATGCCGCCGGCAACAGCGGCATCGGCGCCAGTTCGGCGCCGATCATGATTGATACCCTGGCGCCGATGGCGGCCGCGATCGGCATCCCGCACTTTTCCCAAGACACCGGTTCTAGTGGGACCGACCTGATCACCAGCGTGGCCAGCCAGACCGTCAGCGGTATGCTTTCGGCTCCGCTGGGTGCCGGCGAGTCGGTGCAGGTCTCGTTTGACAACGGCGGCACTTGGGATACGGCCTCTGCCAGCAGCAACAGCTGGAGCCTGGGACATACACTGACTGGCAGCGGAGTGCTACAGGTGCGCGTGATCGATACTGCCGGCAACTACAGCACGCCTACCATCACGCCATATGCGTTCGACCAGAGCCCGCCGACGGTGACCATCAGCAGCAATGTGCCGACGGCCAATGGCGTCGAGCCGGCCATCATCTCGTTCACTTTTTCCGAGGCACCTGTAGGCTTCAGTGGCAGCGACATCTTCGCCGCCGGCGGCCAGATGGGCGCGCTGACCCCGACCAGCAATCCGCTGGTCTATACCGCCACCTTCACGCCGACCAGCGGCGTGGCGTCCGGCAGCGCCACCATCGCGGTCAGCGGCGTCTATACCGACGTCGCCGGCAACGTCGGCGGCGCCGCTGCCATTCCGTCGCTGCAGATCGACACCGTGGCGCCGACCGCCATCGCCGGCGGCGTCTCATTTTTGACCGATAGCGGCACCCCGAACGACCTCATCACCAACGAGCCGCGGCAAACGCTGGCCGGTAATCTGAGTGCGCCGCTTGTGGCCGGCGATGTGGTGCAACTCTCTCTGGATAACGGTGTGAGCTGGCAGAACATAACAACTAGCGTGGGAGACACCAGCTGGAGCGTCACCGAAACGCTCAGCGGTAGTAGTCACGTAGTGGTTCGAGTGATAGACGCCGCCGGCAACTTCAGCACTGAGTTCTCGGCACCGTATACTATCGACGCCACCGCGCCCACGGTCGGGATTAGCAGCAGCGCGTCGTCGGTCAGCTTTGGCGGTACCGCCACCATCACACTAACGCTAAGCGATCCGGGCGTTCTGGTGCAGGGTGACGTCGTGGTCACCGGTGGCACGATAACCGGTTTTACTGGCAGCGGCACCACCTATACAGTGACAGTCACGCCGCCGGCCAACAGTACCACGCCGATTACGGTTAATGTCAGCGGCGGCCTCTTCACCGATGCTGCGGGCAACGCGAGCCAGGCCTCAGTGCCATTTGTGCTTACGGTCAACACAACTCCACCACCACCACCGGCGCCTGTTGATCAGGTTCTGCATGGCTCGGTCGGCGACGACACGCTAAATGGTGGCGCCGGCAATGACACGATCATCGGCGGTGGTGGGAACGATAAGCTCGCAGGTGACGCTGGCGACGATGTACTGATTGGTGGAAGCAGCGATATCGGCAACTGGATTTTCTATATAACGGCAGATGGCAAGCTGGCGGCGTCCCATAGCACATCGACCACAGGCCAGACGCTGGGACTGGCGGACCTGAACCTGAAGATAGCCGAGCTGGCATTCCTCAACGCCCCCGCGAACAAACTGGCGGACCTGACACTGCTGTACTCAGCAGCGTTTGGTCGCATGGGTGACCTGGCGGGCGTCAACCACCTATTGGCAAGCGGCGCCTCAATGGAGCAGATCGCACAAGGTTTCACGGTGTCGGCGGAATGGGCGGCAGCCGGATGGAATGCGTTATCTGACATCGCATACGTGCAGAAACTTTACCAGCAAGTGCTTGGCCGAGCCGGTGACGCTGCTGAACTGAAGTTCTGGGCCGATCAACTGTCCAGCGACGGTGCTGCACATTCGCGCGCCTACGTATTGCTCGCATTTGCCACCTCCACCGAACATCGCACCTTGGGTGCAGATGGCGCCGCCGGCGTGGCAGTCACACTTAATCAGGAAAGCGGGTGGATTGCTGGTAGCGGCAACGACCGCCTGGAAGGCGGCGCCGGCTCCGACCTATTGGTCGGCGGCGACGGCATCGACACGGTGGTCTACAGCGGTGCGGAAAAAGACTACAGCCTCGCGCTGAGCAAGGCCGGCGACGTCATGATCGCCGAGCCGGAAGGCAGCATGGACACCATCCGCCAGATCGAGCTGGGCGAATTCAACGGCGTCACACGCGACCTCAGCTTCACCCAGGCCGGCGCCGACAAGCTGCAGGAACTGGGCATGTTGTACCACCTGACGCTGGGCCGCGCGGGCGATCTACCAGGTTTTGTCTTCTGGCTGAACAGTGGCCTGCAGAATGCTGCGCTGGGCGCCGGCTTCATCGAGTCGGTAGAATTCGGCGCCCGCTTCGGCAGCCTGGACAACAACGCCTTCGTCAACCTGCTGTACCACAACGCCGGCCAGCAGGCCGACAGCGCCACGCTGGCCAAGTGGGACACATACCTGGACACGCATAGCCGCGCCGAGCTGACGATGGCGCTGGCGCACGACGTGACGCTGGTGGGCAGCCAGTTCGGCGCCAACGGTATGAGCCTGATCGGCAGCTTGTAATTTTGAAGGGGATGCTAGTATTGTCCAAGACCAAGTGCGACGCGGCGCCGCCCGACCGAAGCCAATATGCAGATGCGCACATGGGAATTTCCTGTGCCGCCGCGGGCCAAAAAACCAGAGCTGCCGGTGCAGACGCCGGTGGCAGATGCCCAGATGGGATTGCTATGAGTGAGAATTTGAACAGCTGTCGCTTACGCGTCGCTTCCTCAACTTGAACTTGATTGCTGTCCGCAAACAAATCGTTTTACAGACAGCAACATTGGATTACTTAATCACCTACTTACTTAGCAGTCCAGATAGGGATCCCAGATGCAAGGAGGGAAGCCACAGGAGTAGGTTTGAATTTCATAGTAATCGGTGTGCGTGTTACCTATGTAGTTGGTCTTGCCGGTACACGTTTGCTCGGAATAGCCGACCTGAATATGATTCTCATCATAGTAGCGAATGATCTCGCCCTCAGCCGGTGCCGTGTAAGCAGCAGAAGCATAAAATGCAGCGACCAGACTAATACCAGCGCAAACTCCCTTGATTAACTTCATCGCACAACTCCTTAAATGTATTTAAAAAGGAACGAATCAATCCTCACAGTGAGGCATCCCATTTTAAAACCAAAATTATTTAATTTGCAATTCATTTTTGACATTTGATATATTTTAATAACTAAGCGCAGCCCGCAAGAATCGCTTCGAGTTCACCGGTGTATTTACGATAGCGCGCCCAATCGCGCACCAAGGCCAGGATCTTGTCGCCATCGCTGGCCCTCGCCGGCAATTGGTCGAACTCGTACACCGGGCGCGCCGGCGCGGCCTTCACGCACGGCACCGCCACCGGCACTTGGACGGTTTGCGTGGTCGACGGCGGCATCGATGGGCAGCCGGTCAACAGCACCAACGCGGCCACCCCCGCCAATGTTGTCAGGTTGACGATCATCGTACTTTCTCCAGCAGCTGATTCACGTAGGGCATGGCGTCCGCGCAGGTAGTCGCCTTGGCGCCGGCCAATTGCTGCAGCACCTGGTCGTAGCGCAGGCCAGCGGCCGCAGCCTGCTGCTGGGCGGCCGCGCCGCGCGCCGCAGCATCCTTCGACGCCTCGTACCACTGTGTGATGGCCCGGTTCTGATCTCCGATGCCGGCACGCAGCTCCGCGTTGACGCCCTTCTCGGCAGCCAAATCCTCCAGCGCTTTGTCGCGCGCGGCAGCTGCCGCCCACCACATCGCGCCGCCGGCGCTACCGCCGGCCAGCAGGACCGCCAGCAGCACCAGGGTGGACACCTTCCAAAGCTGGCCGGCCAGCACGCCGCCGGCACCAGCCACCACCTCGCCGAGCGCGCTCATAGCGCCGCCCAGGCGGCGAAGTACTTCGCCGATCGCATCTGGAACACGTTGCGCACGTGCTCGCGGTTGATGTCACACGCCGACCGGCTGCCGTACAGCGGCTCGCGCGACTTCAGGCAGTGCAGTTCGACGTTGCCGAACCACTGACCAGGATCGCAGCCCCTGGCGAGCGCACACGCGCGGCGCTCGCGCTGCACACCGGCCGGGCCGCCGTTGTAGCCGGCGTCACCGAATTCAAGCATCGCCGGCGCCTGGCGGAACTGGCGCGCCGAATCGCGCGACATCAGCACCAGAGCACGGAACTGCAGGTCAGGCCGCTGGTACACGGTCGACCAGGACAGCGCGCCCAGCTCGGCGCCGTACTGGTCGCGCACGCCGGCCAGCGCATCAAAGCGCACGCTGCCGTCGGCACGGTAGGCGCGCGTGATCTGGCCGACACCCGCGCCCTCCTCGCGCGCCGTCTTCAGCTGCGCACCAGGATTCCAGCAACCGCGCGCGCGCAGCGTGATGCACGACTCCTGCTCGACCAGGCCGGCCAGTAGTGCCGGGCGCGGATGATCCGGCCACAGGCGCTGCTGCTCAGCTTTCAGCACCGGCAGGTATTTCACTGCGCCGGCCGGCAGGTCTGCCGCATGCGCGCGCGGCGAGAACACCAGCATCAGCGCCGCCAGGATGATGGCCATGGCGATCAGCGCCAGCCCGGCACCGGTCGCTTCCTCGCTGGCGCGCGCGAACAGCTTGCGCATGTCCGCCTCCGGGTAGTCCAGCAGCGCCTTGCGCGCCCAGTGGGACGCCGCCACCGCCCAGATACCCTGCAGGATGGCCACGCCGCCCAGCACGGTCGCCCAGCCGTGATCAGGATCTGACTCCAACGATGCCCAGACGGCCAGGATGGCGCCGCCGAACAGGAATAGCGAGCGATGGCGCGTGATGTATTTCAGGATTTTCATTTCATGCCTTTCAGTGAGCCGTAAGCGGCGATGCCTACGATGATTGCGACGATGGCCTTCCACACCACGCCCCATACGCCGCGACCGAGATCGCCGTAAAAGCGCTCGGCGACCTTGTTTTCGAACCGATCGACAATCGCATCAATATCGGCGTCGGTGAGTTTCCGTTCTTCCTCTGGCATGTGCAGCCTTTCTTTAGGCGAAAAAAATCCCGCCGAAGCGGGTCGTGGTTGATCAAGTTGAAGCGGCCGGCTCTGGGTCTTCCGGCGGACTGTCAGGCGCTGGCACTTCATCCGATGGCTCGTAGCCTGGACGCCACTTCCATGTCCAGCCGTGGTTCTCGGCGTACCAGTCGGCGAAACAGCGCGAGGCGTGAAGCGCGGTCTGGTAGTTGCCGTCTGTGTCGAAGAATTCGGCATCACCGGCTTCTTCAAAGCCGGTGCAGGTGTACTGGATGGTAGGCATATGCGATCCTTAAGGCGAGATGATAACGGCGAATGCTTGGCCGCCGTTGCCCGAGGTCAGGGTGGCGGAGACGAGAGAACCAGACGAAAGAGATACGCCGCCGGTGCCGCCGCCATAGGTGGAATCGCCGCTGCTCATCGTCATACCGCTGCTGCCGGTCTGGCACGTCACTCCGCCGGTGCCGCCCAGCATCGATGCCGAACCACTTCCGATAGTCGTAGGTATCCCTGAGCCGATTGTTCCGCCCGTCCCCGCACCGGAACTAGCTGTGCCGCTCGTCGCATTTTGGACAGCATTGGTGCTGGCGCCGGTCAGGTTCAGTGGAATAGACAACAAGATATTGAGGAAATCAGTATCGATTACAGGTGCGGTTCCGAGTACGGAGTTTGTGACGTTTGCCGAAGGCGAATACGCATTTGCTCCGGCGGATGCGCTCATATCATTAGTCAGCGTGACATTTCCGCTCTTACCGCCCACGCCAGCACCACCTGACGCCGCCATAATGCTACCGCCGCCGCCGGAGGTTACCTGGACATCGCCGCTTTTGTTGGCGCTGCCCTTGTACGGCGGGGCTGCACCGCCTGAAGCGCCGTTGCATTGAATGCCTGCGCCGCTCATAGTGATAGTGACGCTGCCCGATGGGCTGCCCGGGAAGTTGTAATCACCTCCGGATGCGGTGCCACCGACTGCCCCAGCCGCCACAGTAGAACTGGTGCTGCCCACGGTGGCATTGCCTTTCTTGCCACCGCCGGCGGTCAGCGACACCGAGCCGCCGACAAAAGTGGAGTCCACAGCGTCGTTGCCGTTCAGGGCCACGTTTGCTCCAGTAGACGGGGTTGTGACAGATGCGCCACGAGCACCCAAAACCAAGGTATAAGTGTCTCCGGCCGTCGCGTAGAAGGTTTTCAGAACGATGCCGGCCGTAGAGCTGCCGCTGGCCGCAGCGCGAGCACCACCGACACCAATAGCGCAGGCACCGGAACCGGCCGCCCCGACCAGCATGACGGTATGCCAGCCAGTAATTTGCGCGGCCCACACCGTCGATGCTTTCAGCACCTGGGTGTTGCGCCCAGTGGCGCCGGCGCCAGCACCGTTGTTCCGACGAACGGTGACGAGAAACTTGCTGACCGTGTCAGCCACGATGTCCAGCTCATCTCCCGGGTTGATGACGGTCGAGCCGCCATGCACGAAGAAGTTCGTGCTGCTGGTGATCGAGAACGTCGACTCGGCCTTCAGCGTACGCTTGGCGCCCGGCTGCGACGCATTCGGCAAGCCAGTGATGGTGGCCGTCTGGGTGATCGGCACATAGTTGCCGCCGGCGTTCCAGACATCCGGCGTCGCGCTGCTGGCCGGCGCCGTGCCCTTCAGCTCGTCCAGTGCGCCGGTGAGCTGGCCGCCGGCAGTGCCACCGCCTGGGCCGCGCGCACCGCCCGGCGTGATGACCCAATCGCTGTATGTGCCGGCCGGACCTTCTGTCAGCGTGGTGGTGACCGTCAGCGTGGTACCGACGTAAGATGCCACGGTTCCGAACATGCGCGCGGCCGGCGTGCCGGTGCTGCCGACCTGCAGCAGTTCGCCAGGCGGAAACTGCTTCCCAGCCGGGACCGTGAATACCTTCGTGCCATTGCCGAGCACCACGGCGGTGGTGCTGTTGGCGGTCAGGCTGGTGGACGAATTTGCTGCGGCGAGCTCGCTGGCATGGGCAGCGTTGGCGCTCTCGGCTGCCGCGTCCGCGAAACTCGACGCCTGCTCCTTGAACAACTGCGCGTCGTCGGCGCTGTCGCTTGCCTCGTTGGCTTTCGTGATGGCGGTCGCCGCAGCGGCAGTGGCCGATGCCTCCTTTGCGTTCACGTTTTCTTCCAGCGAATTTGCCTCATCACCCCAGTCAGGCAATTCAGCCATGTATTTTTCCGATGCCGCATCGAATTCGGCTTGCGGCATCGTGCGGCTTGGCAGCCCTTCCATCAGCTTGGTGATCGGCATTACACTTTCCCTTCTATTTGCATTGCGATTTTTGACCGTGCGAAATCGGACACAACGGTCTTGAAGCTGGAGAACACGCCGCACACCAGGCTGAGGTCGAACTGTTTGGCGCCGATGAAGACCACCGTTTTCTGCCGGAAGTCGATCAGGCGCTCGTGCACCTCATCGACCACGTCGTTACTCAGATCGAGGTCGATAGTCATCTTCTTGGAGTAGCCCCGCACCGTGGTCTCGCTGGTGCCGTCAGCGTTGAAACGCGTGGTGGAGTAGTCCTTGATCTCCGCCTCCAGACCATACTGCGACAGGCCAACATCTTCGAGCGGGCCGATGCAGAACATCCCGCATTTAGCGGTACCGCCCGGCTTCTTGATGCGCACCTCGAAAGAAGCCGCGTAGTACAGCGGCAGGTTGAGCGTGCAGAACTGCCGGCGCCGGCGGATGCGTTTGAACAGCCAGTTGTAGAAGCTGCTGCCTGAATTTGACACGTTGAGGCTTGTGGTTTCGTTGAGCACAACACCATCCGTAGGATCGGTGCCGATCACCTGAATCTCGTCGGCATCGGTGTTGCCCAGATAAAGCCCTTGTGCGATGGCCTGCGGCCGCACTGTCACGACGATCTCGTCCGCGTGCTCGGTCTGCGTGTTGTTGTAGTCATCAAACATCTTCCAGCGGTTGGTCGCGCCGGCCGGTAGCCAGTACGTCTTATCGGTCAGTGCTCGGTTGAAGTTCTGGCCAGCTGTGGCGTTGTGCACGCCGGACTGTGACCCTGATGTGTTGATGGCGGCACCACCTGCAGTCGCACTCACCTGGAAGGTATTTGTGGCTGGCGATACCACGTAGTAGACGGCATTACGCGCGAGGCCAGTGGGCAGCGCGCCGGTGGTTTCGAACGAAACCGGCGTGCCGGCAGCCAGCCCGTGCCCGCTCCACGTTACAACGCCAGGCGAAGCGACCGAGATCGTAACGGTCGACCGCACACCAACTTTCGATTCGAAGAGTGCATGCGCGCTCGTGTCCATCACCTGATCACCAGCGGCATACACCCGGGTCAGGCTTTGCGCTGGCGCATCGTCTTCCGAAACGTTTGAATTGACGAATACGCCGGCCGCGGAGACTGCTATCGGATCCAAAATAATCATGCAGTTTCCTCAACTTCTTTCGTTGCGAGTGGAACCCCGCCATTAACAGCGCCATCCAGGAAGTCAGCGGTCTCAAGCGTGTTCTTCGCGATGGCGTAAAGGTGCGCTTCCAGCATCTGGCGCATCTCCGCGTTTTCGGCACGCTGAGCTTGCAACTCCGAGACCAGATCGGAGTTATCGCCTATCGGTGCGCGCAGGCGCGCCATCAGCTCGCGGTTGTCAGCGGCAGGGATGATTCGTTCGCCCTCGTGGATGTTGGCGGTCATGTCGTACGGAACGCTGTTCGTCCCGACATCAAACGAATGCAGCTTTTGGTATTCGTCGCTACCAAGGAAGCCCTGCTTTATCTGGTCCCACGACATGCCAGCCTTGATCGCCGCCTCCCAGGCATCCACGCCTGCAGCGTCGCCGGTTCGGCCGAGAAGTGTCTTGTAAATATCCTGAATCTTTGCCTCGTCGGACCCGGCGATCGCGCCGACCACATTCACTCCACCCGCAGCTTGGTCCTTCCAGAAATCGACCTCACTACTGGACGCGTCGCGACCGAGGTACTGCTGGTACGCCGCCTGCGCCTGCGATGCGGCGGCCGCCACCGAATTGTTCATAGCTGCGGAAATAGACTGCGCCAGCGCAGCCAGCGCCTGCGGGATCGACACGAGCGCCGTGCTGACGCCGTTCAAAACGTCCACCTGGGCCTTGGCCTGATCGAGCATTTCGTCCAGTTTGGCGAGCTCCGCTTCATGATCTTTCTGAAGCTGGTCCTTCTGGTCTTGCAGCGTCGCCAGCGTCTGCTCGGCGGTGGACAGTTGGTTGTCGGTCAGGTCTGCCAGCTGTGAGACACTACTCTGCGTTCGGTATAGGTCGCGCTGATAGTCCAGGTATGTGCTGAACTGGTCTGATGCATCCTTGCTCACGGTCGAGAGCGCGTTCTTCAGGCTGTCGGCATCAGGAAGCGGTCCGCCCGCCTTGGCGATCGCAAGCGCCGCCTCGATTTGCGCCTGCGCGGCCTGCCGGTCGGACAGACTGCCGTCCGTGCCACTGAGCGCGTCCAACGTAGAACGGAGAGATTGGGACAGGCTTTGCAACTTGCTCACGGAGGACGTCACGTTGTCGATGCTCGCTTGCAGCTTGTCCGTGGCGGCCTGATACGCGGCGTTCAGCACATCCTTCTGACGGCTGATTGCGGACTCCAACTGGCCCAGTGCGGCATCCACTGCACTCGTCAGCGCCTCGGCCGCCTTTGCAATTCGCTCCAACTCCTCCGATGCCTTCGCTTCAGCTAGGTCTTTGGCGGCTTTCACGGCTGCGTCAGCCGCCTCGGCGACGGCCTTGACCTCCGGTGCCAACTTCAACAGTGCGGCGAACAGATCCGCGCCGGCCTGCGTCGTTGTATCGACCCCCAGGACGATTTGCTTGTACTGGTCCAGGCTGTCAAAATTTGCCAGGCCGAGCTTCTGAAGTTGTTCCGCCAGGTCCTTTTGGGTCTGCGCGAGCCGTTCGCTGTCGGACAGGACGTTCTGCTGGAAGTAAGACACGCTGCTCGATAGCGCGTCCAGGCCGCCGGCAGCCTTGATCAGGTTCTCACGCGCGGCGATGCTGGAAACTCCCACGGCACCGAAAGTTTTGCCGATGCTGCCCAGGATGACGTCAACGCTGGCGTAATCCGTAGCGACGCGCTGCAGGGTCGCGCTCAACGCCTCACCCTCGTTCTGGAACTGCGCGAGATTTGGAACCAACTCGGTCCCGATGGTGTCAGCCACGCCAGCGAAGAATTTGGTGATCGCTTCCTGCTGCGCCGTGGCATCCTTCATGCCGGTCAGATCGATGTTCAACTGCTGCACGCGCGTCGATAGCGCCGCGGTGTCTGCGCCAATGGTGTCGCCCAGCGTCTTGCTGACGTCGAGGATAGCTTTGTATGTGACGCTGAACGCCTCCGACTGTGTCGCGTCCAGCGGAGTGCTATCGGTGCCGCTCTTATCGCTGCGGAACCAACCGCCCTTCTGCGTCCAAGCCTCCACGGTTTCAATATTGGAGCTGGTCGGCGTAAGGCTGCCCTGCAGTGACGTGCTGGTGACGTTCTTCGAGCCCATGCCAAAGGCGCGGTTCAACAGTCCGCTGACGGCGCCACCGATGGCGCCGCCGATCGGGCCGCCAAGAAACAGGCCCGCGATGGTGCTGATGTTGGTGATCGCGCTGCCATGGTTGCCAATCTGATATTCGCCCGAGATTGCCGAGCCGATCAGTTTTCCGACGCCGGCGCCGGCCAGGTAAGACGCAACGACGCCAGCGCCCTGCGCCAATGCCGAAGCAGGCAAGCCAGATCCTGCGCTGGAGTAGAAGCCGGTGTTCGTGCCGAGCATGTTCAGCCCGCTCTGCACGGTCTCTGTAACACCGCTGGCCAGGCTCGTGAAGCCGCCGGTGACAGCGGCATACGCGCTCTTGGCAGCGTTGTACAGGCTCGCCACGGACAGGGCGCTGCCAGCGACGCCGGTAGCCCCCCCGGCGGCTTGGGCAGCGGTTGCTGCACCAGCGCCCGTCACGCCCAGCAGGCTGGCCACAACCCTCACCACAAATGGCTGCGCGAACATCTTATAGATCTGATCAGCCACGGTCGTCTTGAACGTCGTGACCAGAGAGGTGGTGAACGACTTCCAGCCGGATTTGCCGTGGTTGAGCATGTCGGCGAACCCGTCGCGGAAGACATCGTCATACTTTTTGATGGCTTCGCGTTGTTCGTCCAACATCAGCTTGATCGACTGGTCGCGGTACCAGACGTCGAATTGCTGCTGCAGCTGCTTCTGCTGTTCGGTGCCATCCCCGGCCAGCACGATTCGCTTGCGCCAAACATCGGCGTCGATCTCTGTCAGGGCGGCGGCACGCGCGCGCTCGTCGATGATCGAGTCCGCTGCGAACTTGCGGTTCTCTTCGGTCAACTGCTTGATGTAGCCCAGCGCATCGGTTTTGGTCAGGGCGTCGGCGCTTTTCTGCTTCACGGCGATCAGCCGCTCGGTCTGGGCGATGTCGTTGGCAGTCAGTTCCAAATCAGCGGCATGCACCAGGCGATCCTGCAGGCGCGCCACGGTCAGTGCTTCGATCTGCGCCTTGGTCAGCCCGAAGGTAGCAGCCGCCTGTTCGTTCGCTGCGGCCTCGGCGGCTGCGGTGGCGAAGTCCTGGCGGCGCTGCTCGTTGAGCTCCGCAATGGCAGCGGCCACGCTGCGCTGAGACTTCAGCGCCTTCTCCGACGCATCCTCCTCCGCCAGCGCCGCGCGCACTGATGCCAGTTGGCCGGCCGTCAGCTTCACTTTGCCGCTGGCCAGCTCCTGGTCGAGCTTGATTCGCGCTTTCTGCGCATCACTGGCGTCGATACCGGCCGCCAGCTCCAGCTTGTTCGTGGCAGTGGCCTCGCGGATCGAACTGATCAGGGTCTTGTACGCCTCGGCGGACTTATTGGCGCTGGCAACTGCCGCCTTTCCCGCCTCCGATCCCTTCCATGTTTCTTGCGCGAGCGTGGTCACCCCTGCGGTGTACTCGGCCATGCCGATGACGCCTTCGGCGAGCGCGGTCTGATAAGTCTTCAGGTCTTTCTGGTACTGACCGCTCACGCCGGTCACGCGTTCGCGAATCTCTACCAGCGCCTTTGCCGCTGCCGTATTTCCGGCGCCGTCCGCAGACGCTTTGTTGAAGCGCTCAATGAGTGCTGTAACCTCGCCATACTGGCCGCCAAGGACTTTGAGAATTTCACCGCGCGCTTCGTAGCTCAAATTAGCGTAATCACCCTGCGATTTGGCGACCTTCTCGCTTTCAGCAATGATCTCGGCCAACTTGTCATCCAGCGGATTTTGCTTTCCAGTGGATGGCATGCCGGCGAGGGCCAGCTTGTTGCGCCGTTCCATGACCTCGATTTGCTTGGTCATCTGTACTACTACTTCGGCGGTGCTGGCCTTGGTTTCTTCCGCGGTCTTGGTATTTGCCTCCGTGCTGCGCGAGCTGTACCACGACCATGCAGTTGCAGCGAGCCCCAGCACGGTTACGACCGCGCCGACGGGGCCGCCGAGCAGACCCATTGCACGGCTCAGCAGACCAGCGGATGCGGCAGCCGTGCCAGTAGCGGCCGTCAGCGCAGTCTGAGCAGCCGTCTGGGCTGCGGTTGCCGCAGTGACCTGGGCGCTCACTCGGGCCTGCTGCTGCCCCAAGATTGCGAGCTCGGCGGTTGCGGCTGCGCGGGCTTGCTCGGCAACTGCAAGGTCAGCCTGCAAGCCAACACGTATCGCTTCCTGTACGGCCAGCTCGCGGTTGGAATCGCGAAGTACGCGCAGGGCGGTACTCAGCGCGCCGGCTGCGCTCGATGCTGCGATGGCCGCGCGCGCCTGCGCTGCCAGAGCATCCGTGCTGGCGATGGATGCCTGTGCCGTCTGGATATTGGCATTTGCAACACCCAGCCGCGCCACCATTTCTTCACGAGCAACGACAATTGCGGCTTGCGTAGCCTGTAGGCCAGCGGTGGTGGCAGCCGTATTCGACACTTGGGCCTCTGCGCTGGCGATGATAGCAGCGCGCGCGGCGTTCTCGGCCGCGACTTGTGCGTACACCGCCGTGATGCGCTCATACGTTTTAGTAGTCCAGGCGGTCAACCAGTTCGCCACATTTACTGCCGTGATCGTGCCGATCACGCCCATCAGGATGCTGAGGTTATTGGCCAGCAGCATGATGCCGCTCGTGAGCGCTGCAACCGTGCCGTTGGCTTGCGCCTGCGTGCCGGTGAACTCCAGCACGTTGTTCTTCAGCACGGTAAAGGCGCCGCTGATCGTCTGGACGTGCTTCGCCTCTTCCTGCAACTGCTGGAGTGCCTGCGGCAGCACCTGCGCCATGACCTTGGACGTGATCTCGCCATTGCTGGCCATATCCTTCAGTGCGCCGACCGGCACGCCGATACCATCGGCCAGCGCCTTCATCAGGCGTGGCGCCGCTTCGTTGACGGCATTGAACTCCTCGCCGCGCAAAGTGCCAGAGGCGAACGACTGCGACAGCTGCAACATGGCAGACGCCGCCTCGGCGCTGGTGGCGCCGCTCACCTTCAGCGCCAGATTGACGGTTTCGGTGATATCGGCGACGTTCTTTTGCGAGATGCCCAGTTCGCGGGTGCCGTTGGCGATCCGCGCGTATAGCGTGCCGGTCGCGGCCAGATCCTGCTGCGCGGTCGCGGCGATGCGGCGTACGTCCTCGACGGCGGCGGCGTATTCCCGCTGCGACTGGGTAGCCAGTTGCAACTGCGCGGTGAACTTCGTGTATTCGTCGGCCATCTTGATGATGGCGCCGACGCCGACACCGATGCCGAGGAATTGCAGCGCCTGGGCAGCCTTGCGGGCGGCCACATCGATTGCAGTGACCTGCTGCTCGGCGCGTGCGCCGGCACCTCGGAAGTTCTCCATGTCGCGCGCAGCAGTGCGCGCTTCGCTGGAGTCGATCCGGATCCCGAGGGTGGCGATATCAACGGTCATTGGCAGCCCAAAAGAAAAGACCGCCTCAAGGGCGGTCTATTGATTGCTTAAAAATATTTCATCGAGCGCGTCGATGCACTCGCCTTCAAACGGCGTGAGGCGGAAACCTTGGCGCCGCTCCCACGCCATGATCTGCTCGTCGGAGATGGGGTTGGCCGCCAGGCCGCCGTTGGTTCGCTTGCGGCTGAGCTGACAGAAGTACTCCCACACGTGCATCAGCTCGTGCGGGATCGGCGGCACGTCGAGCTGCGGCGGCGCCACGCCGGTCTGCGCCATCACCGTTTCGAGGTGCCAGCGCAACGTTCTGCCGTCCTTCTGCTTGACGCTCAGCTTGAGCGACGCCTCAGCGTGCTCAAGCAGTTGGCGCTTTAGATCGTCAAAAAATTGGCGTCAACTTCCAGCGCGGCGATGATCTTGTCCACCCAGGCCGGGAACTTGGTCAGCAGCGCGCGGACGTTCGCCTCGGTAACCGGCAGCGGCTGGCCGCCCGAGGTGAAGCCAGGCAGGCCAACGGTCACAGCGATGGCGATCTTCAGGTTGCGGTCCTCGCCCAGGTCGAACAGCTGGCCAGCACCGGCATCGGTCTTGCCGTCGATCTGTTGCTTTTTGGTCTGGCTGCGCTTGATCGCAGTCACGGAGGTGGCGCGGATAACGTCGCGGTACTGGGTGCTGTTCTTGCCGACGGTCTCGAAGCCGGCCAGGTGGTCGCCGTCGTCGTTGAACAGCACGCTGACGGTGAAAGTCTTTTCGACAGGCTTGGAGTCGGCCGCCAGCAGCAGAGCGATATCGACGCCAGCGGTAGCTGCGGCGGTGGTTTGGGTGATGTTGTTCAGTTCCATGGTGTTACCTTTCGCGTGGTAGAAAAATGCCCGCGCTCGCCCGCCGCTCCACGCGAATGGAGACAGCGGACGGGCCGGTGCTGGGGTGGCTTTCGCCAAAAAGAAACCCGGCGCGCGGCCGGAGATGAATTAGCTCAGGGTGGTGTCCTGGAGCAGGATGGTCGACTTGCCGGCGCCGGTGCCAGCAGCGTTCGGCCCGGCCGTGAAGTCGTACTGGCGGATGATTTCCTTGTCGCCCGACTCGGTACCGCCGAAGACCTTCACGGCCGGCATGGCCATGACGAAGGCGCCGCCGATGCCGTCATCCAGGCGGCTGATCAGCGAAATCTGCTGCTCCTGGTCGAAGTAGTCGTCCATGGTACCGTTCTCGTAGTACACGCTGATCTGGCCGCTGGTGTCGATCATGTCCATGAACACGTCAGGCGTCACATTGGCGCCGACCACCTTCCCCACCGAGGCGTTGCCGTTGATGTCCAGGCTGAAGTTCGTGCAGACTTTGCTGGCAACGCCGTTGATCACGGCCAGGCCCGAGGGCGTCACCAGCATGTCGCCACCACCCGGCGCAGCGGGATTCGTATAGTAGGCAGTGACATCCTTCTTACGGTCCTGCCCCATGAATGCCACCTCGGCGGTCACCTTGTCATCGGCGTTCAGGCCGAATTTCACCGACGCAATGCGCTGACCGGTAAAGCGAAGCGATTCCGACACGGCGCTGTACCATTTCTCGATCATGTAGCTGTCGTTGGTGTGGCCGGTCTCCGGGATGTAGGTGATCTTGCCCGGCACGGTCAGGCCGATGGCGGCGGCACTGGCGGCCGGCGCAACCACTTCCGCGACATTCAGGTCAGTGGCGGTTAGGCCGATGACCGTGTACAGCTTGCCATTGTTCGCGGCGGCGCCGGAGGTGAAGCCCGAAAACTTCACCAGCATGCCCACGGCCAGGCCGTCGGTCAGCCACGAGCCGGCGGAGCGCACGAAGTTCGGCGTCGATGCTGATGCAGTAACGGTCAAGCCACTCAGCGGCGCTACGGCGGTCCAGTCGCGGCGCACGATCGATGCCAGCAGATCCTCGATCGAGCCCAGCGCGAACTCGAAATTGACCGAGCCGTCGACGGTACGGCCGCCGTGGCGCGCCATCGGGCGCTGGGCATTCGACTGGATGGCATTGGACTGGATTTTGTTCTTCTTCAGCGCGATGCCGTCGCTGATTCGGCGGAACTCACGCGCACCGGTGGCGCCCGGAAGCGTGCCGAAGGTGGCCTCTTTTTTACGCGCGACCCGCGTCAAAACGTTGGTTTGAATGGTCATGTTGCAGCCTTTCGGACGAAAAAAAAGCGCCCGAAGGCGCTTGGTTGGAAGTGGTGGTAGACGGCCTTAGTCAAATGCTTCGACGCGGTACTCGATGGTGATGGGAACCATCCAGAAGCTGGTACCGTCATTTCGGCCGGCGGCGGCGGACGGCGTGCTGTCGATGCGTACATTCAGCCCTCCCTGCTGCAACGTAGTCGGGCATGGGAATAGCGCCTCAATTTCCTTGGTGATCGCAGCCGACTCGGTGACGCCCTTCCCTGCCGGCGTCCGGATGCTCACCTGGTACAGCCCGATGTAGCGCTTGTGCTTGCCGCCTTGGCTTGGGTTCAGCGTGCTGGCGGGCAGAAGGTCGCCCTGTAGGTAGCTCAGGCCAGTCGTCGGCGTGTAGGTCAAATTCCCGAACGCGCACGGCAGCGCCGGCGTACGAGCCTTGGCCCACGACAGCAGCCGCGTCTCGATTGCCGCGCGGGCGATGTCATGGCTCATTGCAGTCCTCGCACATACTGTTCGATTGCCGCTGGCAGCCCGGCCAGCGTCACGCGGACCATGCCGGCCGGCGCTTTCACGCTGCTGTGGCCGTACTCAATCTCGCCGGCATACGGCAGGTTGTTGACGATCCAGCATTCGCCGCCGGCCTTCAGGCTGGTGACTTGGCCGGCCATCTTGGCGATAGTGGCGGCGCCGGCCACGTCGACGCTGTCGAGCACGCCGGCTGGCATGTTCACACCGAACTGCCAGTTGGCGCGCAGGCGCCCGGTCAGCACCGGCGTGGTCATCACAACGCCCTGGCCCGCCAGCACCACTGTCTGGCGAACCGCCTTGTCGACGTTGCTGCCGGCCTTGGTGATGAACTTCGATATATCGGCCGAGAACGATCCGGCCATCACACGCCTCGGAGTTGGAGGGTGTACAGCACACTGGTATCGGTCGGCTGCAAGTCGATCACGTTGGCGATGGCATAGGCCTTGGCGCCGACCAGCAGCGTATCGGAAGTGGTTGGCGTGGGCATCGACGCCCCGTCACGCTGTAGCGGCGATAGCAGCAGCTGCTGGTCGCCCTGCTTGATCAGCGTGCCGTCGACGTCGTCCTGGTTGTAATTCAGCTTGACGCCGGTACCGGCGTATTCGGTGACGGTGCCGGCGCCCGGGCCGCCGATTTCGGGATCGTATTCCCCCGGCACCTCGCGCCGCAGCGTGACCACCCCGCCCTTGCGGCGCAGCGATGCATCGGCGCGGGCGGCAGCTTTGGCGTAATCGGTCATGCCAACTCCAGCGTATCAATGCCCTTGCCGCAGGTGATGTCCAGCGCACAGGCTACCTCGACTGCTTCCTTGGCGGATTTTCCCAGGAACATGGCGGCCAGAGCGTAATCACGGCCACCGCCCATTGCGCAGAAGTTGTCTTCCACCAGCTCGTAGTGCCCTCCTCCGTTGCCGACATATTCGCGCACCTCGCCATTCGGGCAAATTACGATCGCATCCGCCCAGTTGTCACGATCAGGGCTCACTGGCCAGCGCTCCAAGATCGCGCCGCTATTAAACCAGACGAGTAGCGCGCGAGCATGTGAGGCTTTGCCAGCGAAACCAACGAGGCCAAAAGTCGTGCGGAAGATTTTGGTAACCGTCGAACCATGGCCGGCGCATGTGCTCTGCTTGTCGGCGGCCAGCGTCTTGCCGTCCCATGCAATGATCGTCATCCCCGCACCACCTTCATCATGCCCGCGCCGCCGGCCGCGCCAAAGAACGGCGCCAGCGCCGCTTCGATGGCGACGAAGCGCGAGGCGGCGTCGGTATTGTTCTCGAAGTATTCCGTTTCCAGCGGACCGGTCTTGTCGCGCTTGATCTGGTTGTTGCCCACGTCCAGATCGGGCATCAGGTCGACGCCAGCGGCGGCACGCGCGGCCAGGTCGATGCAGGCGTTCACCACCTCGGCCGGCACGACGGTGCTCAGTACTGGGAAGCGGTCGACGATCACATTCCAGCGCGGCCAGTCCAGCGCCTGCGCCTGGTAGACGCGGCGGCCGGCCCAGCGGGTGCGGTAGGTCGCCAGCATGAACCGGGTGGCGTTGCGCAGTGCGACCTCCTTGTCGGCTTCTGCGCGAGGCGCCCAGTCGGCTACGCCCAAAGCGGCGCAGCGTGCATCTGCGGCGGCCACGCTGGCGTAGCTCTCGGCATTTGGCAGGCCGACGCCGGTTTCGGTGGTTAGCATAGATTGGTCTTGCCCGAGAGCATTCATGTAGGGTAATGTGTGATAGCAATACAATAATTAAATCGGAGAATTTGATGCTTCCTCCCGCGCCACGCCTGTCCAGCGAGCAAGAGCAAATTGTGGAAAACTTCATCAACTTGTCGTTCGGTACTGCACGGCTGTATAGATCAGAGAGGTACAGCTACGTCGAGAACGGCAAGAAATTAATTGACGAGCCTTGTGATCTATTTTGGTATGGCGACGGCGTCGTCGTATTGTTCAATTTAACCAAGAGCCGACTATCAGCAGGGAAACAGACTAAACACAATGTAGACCAGCTGAGAAAGTACATTCAAAGATGGAAAACTCACGATGAATGCTTCACGCTGGTGGGTGAAAATAGATTTGGGACACGCTGCAGCGTACCTTTTGCAGATGTTGAGCGAATTGTCGCAATTTCACTAATTGGAAGGAAATGCGGGATTACAGCGTTGCCCTGCGACCCCTATAGTGAAGAAATATGGATAAATGCTCCGGATGTTCTGCTTGAACAATTGGCAGAATTCAGCGGATCCTTAGTAGATTTACTACTTATCGCATTTCATTGTATAAATAGCCCCGACAAGTCTTATACAAGCCTAACGTCATATATCAAAGAATACGTAAATAGTGCGCTTGAAAATTCGGACATTCGAGAGGTGAGCGTTGCGGAAGGTTTTACCAAAGATGTGGCGGCGATCCAGAGGTACTTAGAGTTTCCAAAATATGTAAATGAAGCTGCCAGACTGCAATATGTTTTTGACCTATCGCTTGTCGAGCGGTCAGTACTGGTTCATGCTGCATTACAACTACTGCATAAATCGGAGCCACCAAATTTTAAATATTCCTACATCCTAGTTATTAATGGAACTTACTATCATTTCGTTTTAGCGACCGTGCACATGAACTCGTCCAACTTCCAGAAAGTTGTTCAGGACGGGCTAAATTTGATGGAAAAGAATAATAATGGAGAGCTGGAATCGATATTTTTCGGGTACGCGTGTTATGGATTCGGCGAGGACTACCGTTCCCCTTCCTTCATAGCTGTTGGCCCTGGTAAGCGCCGTTCCCAAGCAAAGCATTTCATTGACATTCATCTTTCCAGGCGACGTAGGATCAACACTCTATTTAATTATCCGTCGGGTATCTACTCTTTTCAGCACCAATATGTCTTTCATTGAAGCCAGACGAACCAGTTGACAATTTGCAAACCGTTCGACTTCAGGAAATTAATTAAATTTTATTACTAATCAAAGGGCGCCCGGCTGACAGCTTGATCGTACCGTTTGCCTCCGAGAAGTAGACGTTTGCCGTCATGGTGAGCGACGAAATTACGCCGGATGTTGGAAGCTGAAAAGGCGTTGTTGTGAACGGCATAGTCGCAAACGCAGTTTGGTCGACCTGCGATGAGCCCAGCGACTGGTCGCCGGAACTGGAGCAGTCAATCGAGTTGTACAGCACACCATCGATCCGGCACGTCAGCGACAACTGAATGCGGTAGACATTCAGCATATTCTCGGCAGAGAGCCACATCTGTCCCCATAGCCAATCGCCAGCATTGGCGCGGGTGTATGCCGTATCGTTGTTGCGAATCAAGGCGTCACTACCTACGATGACACCGCCAGTTACCTCCATTACCTGATCGAACCCGTAACCGTCCGCGCGAGCTACGCGGCTTGGGACAATCGTCGGCCCAGCTGCGCTGGTGCCCACCTGCATTCCCGCAGCCACCGAGTTGGCAGGTATCGTTCCGATGTTCAAGCCGGTGCCGGTTGTGCCCATCATCAGCGCGTTGCTCAACAGGTTACGGCCATCTGGATTGAGCGTCTTCAGGTCGAGCGCTGAGACTGCGTGAACAGATCGATCTTGAAACAGATCGGCGACCGTCGACCAGGCCATGCGGCCGCATGCGCGTGCTGTACGCTGGACCAGATGGGTATTGTCCGGGAGCAGCGCACCTGGCTTAGCCCAGCCAGTAGCTGATACTGGATCGGCAACGATACTGAAGATATCAACGAGCCTGCAGCCAAATACACGCGCCTGTTCGCGCACCCAGTCGTTCAGCGCGACAAACTTTGCGCCCTCGACGGCCGTCAGCTTGTACAACGGCGGCGCGGTCACCATCACCACACGGCGGCCTGCGTCGCGCAGCGCCTTGTAAATCGCCGACAGCGCAGCCTTCGAACGGGAGATCGGCCAGCCGTTCACGATGTCATTGGTCATACCATTAACAAATACCGTCTCCGCTCCCGATGCAAGCACAGCCGGGATGGTGTCCAGGATCTGCTCGGTTGTATAACCAATCACCGCAAAATTGCCGACAAGGTTGATCGCGCCGTTGGAAAAGCGAATCATCCATCCGCCCCAGCCGATATCGGGGTTGGTAATTGTCACAGAGGCTGCCGGGACGATCGAGGTAATCGGTCCTGATTGCGCTTGTAGTGAGTCACCAGCGAACGCAACGGAGTTTGCTGGCAACGAGCGTGGGACCGCGACTATAGCATCCTGCACCACCGCATCGATGCTACCAGCCGAGCAGCTGATCAGCACCTTCTGCGAGCCGACGAATGGGCCGATCTGCGGCAGCGGACCAGCGCCGATGGCCCACGACTTCACCGAGTTTGTGCCGCCCAGCACCAGGTCCAACTGGTAGGCGACGCCGGTCGATGCCGCCGCGCCGTTCAGCAGCAGCACCTTGCCCTCGTTCAGGGTGATGGTCTTGGCGGACTCGCCTACTTTGATGGTGGTGGTCTGGGACATTGGCTATCTCGGCGATGGAATGGAAAAAGCCCGCGCGCGGCGGGCTGGCGATGAAGCGAGGCGGGATTACGCGGCGGTCAGCAGCGCGATCAGGTCAGCCTTGTTGGCTGCGGCCGGGAACTGGATGCTCTTGGCGGTCAGCGCGGCGTGCAGTTCGTCCTTGGACATGGTGCTGTAGTCCGGTGGCACGGCGCCGGCGGCTGGAGCTGTCAGCGCCGCGCGCTCACTGGCCAGGCGCTGAGCCTCGGCTTCGTTGGCGGCGGCCTGGCCGGCCAGGCGGTCGCGCTCGGCGTCCAGTTCGCGCTCTTTCTCCAGCAGCTGTTCGCGGGCGGCCAACAGTTCGGCCATGGTGGGCAAGCGCGCCGGCGCAGCGTCGTCGTCGGTGCCGTCGTCGTACTTCTCGTGCACTTCCGGGTTGAAGTCGGCGCGCTCGATGATGACGTACGGGCCTTGGCTGGTCGGGTGGGTCGATTTGACTTTGATGGTGGTGTTCATGATGTACTCGCGGTTGGCCCGGCGCCTCGCTGGCCGCCGGGCACGGTTGATGGATTAGGCGCCGATCAGCAGGCCGATGTGACGTGGCGCGACAGCTTTCACACCCCACGCCAGGTTGACCTCCCAACGGACCGAGCGCTTGCCGCGGTACAGGCAGAACTCATAGGTCAGACCCGAGTACGGATCCGTGATCAGCACCACGTCGTCGGCCGAGTCGCCGCCTTCCGGCATTGCCGGCGCGCGCGTCGCCAGCTGAATCGCCGAGCGGTGGAAGAACATGTTGCGGGTGGTGGCCGCGACCAGGGTCAGCGCGGTCGCAGCGGCTGGGATGGCCTTCTGCAGGCCAGGCTCGGCGATAGTGAGGACACCACCGTTGGAGACATCGGTGTCACCGCTGACGATCACGTATTTCTCGGTGTCGCCGGCGACGGTCAGGATGTCGCCAGCGATCACTGCGCCAGTGCCCGCCGAGGCGATGGTGATCACCGTGGCGCCTACGGAGTAGCCGGTCGCGTTGGTGGTCGCGCCGGCGGCCGTGCCGGCAGTCACCGTTTTCTTCACCTGGGCGGAGTTGTGCAGGTCGAAGCCTTCCACCTCGCCCAGCGCGCCACGGCGCAGCAGATCATCGGTACCCGCTTCGTTCACACGGAACAGGCCGGTCTGCTTGCCGCGGATGTTCGCCACGGCGGACGAACCCAGCACCATGTGCAGATCCGACTGCGGTACGCCGTTGTCGTCCAGGATCTTGCGGGACTGGGCGAAGTCGCTGAGATCCGACGCGATGCCGAACGGGGTCGTGGCAGCGGTGCCGTAGGCGCGGGATGCATAGATATGCAGCGCGGCCAGATCGGTCTCGACCTCGTTCGTCAGCGTGCGGAACGCTTGTACGATACTGTCGCGGTTGATGGTGCCCAGCGTACCGGCGTTTTGCAGGCCCTTCGTTTCTTCGCCCGTGATGCCGAACGGAACGGAACGCGCCTTCGCGATGGTCATCTGCACATTGCCGATAGGACGGTCCGGTGCCATAGGCGCGAACGCAGCCGCCACCAGGTCTTCAGCAGGAAGCGCGCCAACAACTGGCGACATGACGACCTGGCCAACCGCTGCGCGTTCAGCGCTCGAATCGCGGGACACGGCTGGGATAAAGCCAACCAGCTCGCGCGACACGACGTCCATCGCCTCGTAGATGGTCGGGATCAGGCCGTTCAGGGTCAGGATGCCTAGCTGCATGCCGCTTGCGGCCATGTGGTTTTGCATGTGCGCACGCGCGATCTCCGCGAACGCCTTGCCGTAGAGCTCAACTTTGCGGGCGGCGGGCTTGCCGATGCCAGTCGCATCAGCGAACAGGTCGACCACGGCGGCCAGGGCCAGCGCCAGGATAGCGGCGATGGCAAAAATAATCATCTTCATGGTGTTGCCTTTCAGTTTAGTGGTTTGGGATTCACAGCAGACAGGCCATCCAGCCCAAAGCACCGACTTGCCCATCCAGGCGCCGGCAGAGGAATTACGGTGTTGCGGATACAGAAAGGCCCGAGCGCGGCGGGCCTGGTGAGGATGTTGTCGACGGTCAGTCGCTGATGGTGGCGCCGCCCTTCATGGCAGCGGCACGCGACGCGCCGTCCATGGCGTCGAACTGGGCGCGGGTGATGCTCTTCGCGCCAGCAGCACCGCCGCTGCCACCGGAGGCGCCGCCGCCCGAAGCGCCCGAGCCCTTCAGGATCTTGTCCTTGTTCGGATACTGGCTGACCATCACCTGGATGGCTTCGTCGAAGTCGGCGTGATTGCCGTGGTTGGTGGCGGAAAAAATCGGGTTGCCGTTCGCGTCCAGAGGAACCAGCTTGCCGTTGTCCACTTTGAAGCGGTCGCCGAAGACCTTCTGCGCGATATCGGCAGGAATGGCCAGCTTCTCGGCGATGAACTTCGAGCCGGTGAAGCTGCCGCCGACGATGTGGTTGTTCAGGTCTTGGGTCAGTTTTGCGTTTTGCTCGGTCAGTTCCCGCTGCTTCTCCTCGGCCGCGCGCGTCGCGGCGGCGACGGCTTCATTTGCCGAGCGCGTGGCCGCGTCCTTGATTTCCTGCACTTTGGCAGCAGTCGTCAGATCGCCCGTCTTGATGTTCGCCACGGTCTGCAGCGCTTCGGCGGCGGCGGCCGCGTCGGTGATGCCCGCGTCCTTGAATGGCTTCAGCGCGGCTTCAGCCGCTTCCTTCGCCTGGCGATGGCTCATTGCCTCGCCGTTCAGACTGGAGATCTTGGCCACGGTCGCGGCAGCATCGTGGGCGACTTCGCGGCCGTCGTCCAGAATGTACACCGGCTTGCCGTCTTGCAGGACCACGTTGCCATTTGTGTCGAGTTTCAGTTTCATTTTGGGAGCTTTCCGGGCATCCGCCCTATCGATGGCCTTCCGGCCGTGCACCGCGTCGCATCCGCTTGCGGCATAAAAAAACCGCCAGGTTGCCCGGGCGGCTCAAAAAAGTAATCGTAAAACTATGATCGAGCGCAGATTTCTGCTCGGATTGGGAATCTTTGATACGATGCGTAGCGCTGTTATGCGCTCACACTTGTAAAGGAGTAAAGATGGAAGTCTGCAAATATGATGACGCGATCAGGACAATCGCTACTGAGCTCAAGTTCGCTGAGTGGCCAGAAGAAGGCTTTGAGGAAACGCCCGAGTCCGACGAACTAATTCGCGTTCTGAGTCTCTTGTTCCCGAACGTCGGCCTCAATAAAATTCACGCCGATCTCTCAGATGAAGTAGACATCATTCGATCCCGCCCAGATGAATATGCGGAACAGGATGAAGCAATACAGCATATTAACGAACAAGAGGCGCTACGCGATCTCGATTGATGTCCGCTTAACCATCATACCGCGACCCTTTCCCCCTTCAGTAGGCACCCCACGCAGATATTCTGCCGGGTGCCGCCCTTCAACTTGCGCGCCTGAAGCATGGCGCCAATGACCGTTTCGATGAACTCTCGGCCGGCGCAGCGCGGGCATTGAAGCATCTCGGCTGGCTTGCTGGCCGTCCGAGATTTCAGCTTAGGTTCACCCGGCGCGGCAGCCGGCGGCACGAGATGTAGGATCATTCGTCGAGTATACCGCCCTTCCACGCCCTGCGGTCACGTTCGGCCATCTGCTTGAGCGTCAGCGTGCGCCCGCGGTCGTTGGTGAAGACAGAAGCCTTATAGTCGCCGGCGCGGTACGCCGCGCCTTTGGCCCTGCCCAGGACTTCGTCCTGAAAGGCCTCGCTCTGCTCTGACAGCCAGTCGTTGTAGGTCAGGTTTGCGTCGACCGGGCCGCCGACTGCCGATCGCTGGCCGTACAGCTTCTTCTGCCCTTTCAGCAGCGCGATAGAGGTCGACCGGCACTGCCAGTGCAGCCGGCCAGGGCCTGCCAGGTACGGCACGCTGTGGCCGACCGGCTGGTGGTCGATCGGCGTGTAGTGTAGGTGGTCCCGCGCACGGCATTCCTCAGTGGTGTGGCCGTCCAGGGTGCTGATCCAGACCTCATCGCCAAGGATGTCGCTGTTCTCCTTGTAAAACTGGGTGCGGGTGATCTGGCCGGTGTGGCTCAGCGCAGTACGCACGACCGATTCGATCTGGCGCCGGCTGGTGTCCAGAAGACCGTCGACGTAGTTCACTGCCTTCGTGCCGCGAATCTCTCGCACGATATCGCCAGTGGTCTTGCCTTGGGTGTAACCGACCGCGATGGTGTCCTTGATGCGCTGCAGGCGGTTGGTTCCCAGCCCAGCGGCCCAGTCTTTCAGCAGGCGCCCCTGCATCGGCTGTGCTACGGCGGCCGCGTAGACTTGCGCTGGCACGATGGCGCCGATGCTGAAATCCACGGGCACGATGTGCTTGTACAGGTCGTACTGGAACTGGCCCTCGTAGTCCACGTAGGCCTTCAGTTCGTCGGTCATGCCGTCGTACAGCGCGGCGTAGGCCTGGGCGTTGAGCTCGCGCGCCGATTTGAGCAGCGCATCCAGCCGCTGGACCTTGAACGAGTCGGCATCGATGTCGGTCAGGGCTGCGTTCAGCGCGCCGATCAGGTCCGCATCCGTGAGATTCAGGATTCGGATCATCTTCGCCAGCACGAAGTTTCCGTAGCCGGCCATGTCCACCTGGTGGCGGACGGCGTGATTCAGTAACGGGTTGATTATGCTGCTTTGGGTTCAGCCATTGCGCCCAATGCAGGCCCCTCCCCTTCAAGGCGGCCGATTTCGTCCTCCCACGTGACATCCGGCTTGATGATCCCGCGTCGTTGGAACTCCTCGTAGAGGCTTTGTCGCGAGATGTAGCCGGACTGGCAATACTTCAGCAGCAGCTCAGCACTCGCCTCAGCCAGCGCGGCAGCGCCGAAGTCCTTGAACAGCGTGACGTGCCCTCCCTGCTGCTCACTCAGCCACTCGGCCATCAGCTGCAGAGCCTGGTCGGCGGAATCCTCGATGTTTTCGGCCACTTTTTGCAGCGCGCATGCGCCCTGCTCGTTGTCGGCAAGCGTCTGCGATTCGGTGATGTTGCCTGGTTTGATGACCAGCAGTTCGGCCCCCGCCTGACGCATGCGGTCTTCCAGATCGAGGATCGACATACGGCCGGCCTCGATGGCGGCACCGGTGTGCTCGACGAATTTCAGGTCGCCGTTCGGATCCTCGGACTTCACCGCGGCACCTGCACCGACCGTGATGGAGCTCTCGCCCAGCATCTTGGCGAACAGAATCGGCACCCGGGCGACGTGCAGGATGTTCTGCTGGTCGCTCTTGCTCTGCCAGTGCTCGACGTTGGCGTGCGCCAGCTCCAGCAGCGCCGGCCGGGCCATCATGAAGCCCAAGCGGTTGCCGTACACCGGCACGAATGGGATGCCCTTCAGCGTCGTGACTCCGCTCTCGTGCGGCGCCCAGTCGTCATTGCCTTTGCCCTCGACCTTGCGCCAAGTCTCCCACGCACCGCGACGTAGCACTCGTACCTGCTCGATGCACTTGACGTCGAACTCGCCGTCCGGCACCTCCACCGATTCCAGCAGGCGCAGCTGCGTCAGGCCGGATTTGTCGGACAGCCAACCCAAGATGCAGCGTGGGTGGATCTGCACGAAGTACGGCCGCACGCCGGCGGAATCCTCGTCTGCCTTGGTCACGTACAGCGGATTGCCGTCCTTGTCCTTGGTGGCCGGGTAGTCCACCAGAATGCCTGAGAACCCGTAGCCCAGCGCCTCCTGCCCAACCTCGGCGAGGAAGGCGTGGAGGTTGCGGCCCTGGCGGTCGACGTCCTCACACAGCGTCTGGATCTTGGCCGGAACATCCTTGCCGAACGTCACCGGCTTGCTGAACGGCTTGGCGCCCAGCACTTCGATTGTGCGCTGGTAGGCAGGGAACAGCGTGGCAACGGCCAGACGCGTCGCGTGCGCCTTATCGTCCTCGCCCGGCCACTGCGGCAGGTACTTGACGCCGGCAGCCCGCATGGCGTCGGTGCCGCCCAGCAGCGCATCGATCAGGTCGCAGTACTTGTTCAGCGCTGCGGCTGCATCGGATTGTTTGCGGACGGCGTGGACCATGGAATTCCTTGTTACATGAGCAGCGGAGAGACGCTGGTATCGCGTTTCGTCACAGGCCAGCGCTTCGTGATGAAGTAGCCGCCAGCGTCGTTGGCGTGGTCGAAGCCACCCTTCTTGTCTGGCTCACCCTTGTCGTCGTAGATCTGGCGCTCCAGCGACAGCGTGTACTTCTGGCACTTGTTCGTGTTGACCAGGAATCGGCGCTGGTCGTAGGTATTGCACAGCATCGCATTGACGCTGTTGATCCGGTCCTTCACGGCCGGGTTGCTGTGGTCCACCACCACGGCGAACTTGGCGCCGCGCAGAAGGGTCAGGTCCGACTCGCTCGCGCAGCTGGACTTTCGGTTTTGGCCGGAGGCATCTGGATAGACCGATACCGTGTGCTGCTGGCCAGCCTGCTGATAACGCTCCTTGATCTTGATGATCATGGCCGGGGTGTCGAACACCTCCGTGAACTCATCCACCGCGCGCGGCATATCGTCGCGGATGACGAAGACCACGGCGGCCATCTTGCCCACGTTGAAGTCCATGCCGATGTGCAGCGCGTCGCCAGGCTTGACCGCGTCGTCCGTGTGATTCTTCCGACGGTCGAAGCAGTAGTAGATGACGCCCTGGTAATTCTCGAAGCTTGCCAGATACTCCTGGCGAAACGTACGCGGGTCCATCTTGCGCCGCGCCGCCTCGATCTCCTCCGGCGGGACATTGCCGCCGTCGACCGAGGTGTAGAGCCAGCTCTTGTGGTCCGGCTCGCGGCCTTGGCCATCCAGATAGCTGTCGTAGCAGTGGTTGAAGCCCTTCGGCGTGCCGATCCGCAGCGCATGGCCGCCGACCCGCTGCTCGCCGTCGATCTCATACTTGCAAGTCGACAGCATCGGGCGAAGCACTTCTTCCCACGCTTCGTACGGGCAGTCCGCCCATTCGTCCACCAGCACGAAGAATAGGCCCGAGCCGCGCAGATTGTCGTATGAATCCAGACCTACGATGCGGACCACGTGGCCGGCCTTCGTCGTGATCGAGCACTCGGTCTCGTTCGGCTTGCTCGCGCGCCAACTGGCCGGGATCGCCTGCTTCAGCCGACGCCAAAAAACGCGCTTCGCCTGCTTGAAGGTCGGCGCGCCGTACCAGATCTCATCCTCGACGCTGACGTTCCACTTGGCGGCCAGGCGCACCGCGCGGCGAATCTCAGCCTTACCCAGGAACGTCTTGCCGAAGCGTCGGCCGCACACCGCGTCGCGGAAGCGCGCCTTCTTCTGGAATCCCCAGCAGTAAATGTTCGCCTGCTTCGGCGTCAGCTTTACCGGCGGGTCAGAGTATGGGCTGGTCTGGGACATCTTCGTCAGGCTTCAGCACATACTCCGGCGCAGCAGGAATGCCGCCCTCCTGGGTGCCCACCGGTGCTTTCGGCGGATCCAGTCGGCGGTTCACGTAGACGTCGCCGACTTCCTTGGCGGCCTGCTCGATGATCTGCATGGCCAGCGGCAGGTTGCCCTTCGACTCGGCCTTGTCGGCCATTCGGTCCAGAGCGCGCAGCCGCGCAGCGCGATTGGCGATGCCGATCTCGGCCGTCTCCTCGCGGAAGCGCTTGCGCGTGTCATCGAACAGCGTGCGCCACTTGATGTTCAGTGTCCGGCCGGCGTACTTCGTCGGGTCGTAAGTCTCCACCTGCTGGCGGGTGACGTCGAGCTTGAATTGCTCCTTGACCGACGTGACAACCTGGGTCGGCTTGTCGAAGCACGCCAGGGCCTGCACGATGAAGGCTTTTACGTCATCCTTGAGTGCCGCCATGGGGATTGCCTTCCGTCAAGGGGCCGTCAATGTCAAGCCGCCTTCAGCAGACAGGTATCAGTGCCCTTAAATATGGTTCCAGGTGCGGCGCGCACGCACATCGCGCACGGTGCGGACGGACACGCCGAACTGCTTCGCTAGTACCTCCTCAGCGCCTGCGCCGCGAATTGCTGCCACTGCATTTTCAGTAAGCTTGGAGTAGCCATTCGATTCGCCAGTGGCTCGCAATTTGCCGTAGTGATAGGCATGCAGCCGGTTGCCGCTGGCAGTCACCCATTCCAAGTTAGTGACGTGGTTATTATCCCTGCTCGCGTCGATGTGATTCACCTCCGTAGCACCTTCGGGTTGCGCCAGGAACGCTTCAGCAACCAGTCGGTGAACACGAACGGATTTGCGGGTGCCGGGAGCGGAGAGATTTACCGATGGGTATCCGCATACCCGAAATGAGGCGAGAATCGCACCGGCCACGCCGCTGTTGCGAGTCGTCAGGCGCTTAACGCGACCATGCGAGCTAACTGCGTAATTCGGCCAGCCGGGCGCGACACGCCACTCTTCCATATCCATATCATCCTCGGGAGCATGTACCACACGCGCGGCTGATCGACGCAGAGCTGACCGTCGGGCCAGCTGCGACTGCATCGATCAGTCGCTGAATCTCGGGCGTCGCGCCGTAACGGGCGACCACACCAACGAACTCTTCAATGTCGTGCGCGCGCAGCGTTAGTTTCGGCAGCCCCTCTTTAGTGAACTTTGGCGACCCGAACTCGTCGATCTCCTGCCCTATATGCATCAGCTCGTGTTCGACCAGCGCGCAGAACTCCGCGTCGCTGCAGGTCAGGCAGTAGCTGGCGTCCAAGGTGATCAGGTAATCGGGCACCATGCCGAACCAGTCGGTCATCTGCTGTTGCTGGCGGCCCTTCTGCCATGGTCCACAGCGGAAGAGCATTTCTTCGCACTGGCCGATCACCGTGCGGCCCTGCTTGTTGAAGCTGCCCGGTGCCCACAGGAACTGCACGTCGCAGTACTCCAGGTGGGCGTGGTCGGGATTGTGCAGCTGGCCGCCCTCGGTGAGGATTTCGCCCCGGGCCCAGGTCAGCACCTCTGGCGCTGGGGCGAACCGGCAGTTCAGCGGGTCGGCGAACGCCGTAGGTGGCGAAGGTCGACCATGCCGAACTTGGGTTTTATCGCGACTCGCCATTCTTGGCATACCTAATTATTACGTTGACTTGTATACCAATAGTGACAATTGGTGAGATTGTGTCAATATTGATAGAACTATACTTCAACGGTGGGATGTCCCACTACTCATGAGGATGATATGAAACGCAAACTCACTTTCGTACTTCTGCTGCTATCCGCACTCTTGTCGCCAGTGACCAGAGCTACCGTGTACAACGGCTTCCTGTTTAGCAACAAGGCACCGAGTATGCTGGCTCAAGGCGACTCCCTTGACAACGGCAGCCATGTTTTGGTCATGCAGACAGATGGAAACTTAGTGTTCTATCGTAAGACTGGGATGGTTCCAGTCTGGTGGACTGGTGTTTACGGCGACTACGCGGTCATACAAGGCGATGGTAATTTCGTCGTATACAACAAGGCGGGGCAAGCTGTGTGGAGCAGCGGCTCCTACGGTCCAGCGGGAGTGTACTTGTTGACGACTCAGCTAAGCCAAGCCGGAGACAGCGTGGTCATCCTGAGGAGCCGGGACGATGGCAACTATGACCAGGTCTGGCAGTCGAAAATTGATCCGAAAAATGAACAAGGTTGTCCTGGCGGCAGCAATCCGCAACAATATCCAGTATGCATCAACGGAATGACGTTCAATCTCCCTATGTGCAGTCAAGCTGATGCAGCGGCCTACGCACACCAGCAAGGCGGCTACTACGGCGCCTGCCACTAAATCCTTCACGTCCGCCCGCCGCAACTGGCGGGCATTTAAACATGAACTCACGATCAAAGATCATCATCATACTGGCCGGATTCACCCTGGCTATTTGGTGGTTCTGGCCGAGCCCCTCTACTCCGGTCACAATTGAGAACAGCGCGCGCACAGCAGAGAGCAGCGGACCAATTCTTGATGCTTCGAGAAATCCGCCGACAGCCATAGAGCCAGCCACGCTCTCGCCATTTTCGAAAGGCGCGGCCATCCAACCAGCAGGTGCCGAAACCGCAGCGACTATCCGCAAAGCGCTCAAGGCTGCCGGCTTGCGCACGCCAGACCGATATTACGCGATGGGATACAAGGAGCTTCGCTCGCTTGCAGACCAGGGCAACATCTACGCTCAGATTCAACTGGGGGCGCGATACATATTCACCAATAGCGCGCTGGAATACGATCCTGATTACGACTTCTCTAAAATTCCAAAGGTCGAGGCGTTTAAGCTTTTCAGCCAAGTTGCCTTGAGGGGGAACGCTTCGGCGGTTGAAATGCTTTCGACAAAACTCGCCGACATAGATCCTGTCGAGGCGTACAGCTGGAAACTACTCTCCGCAGCGAGTAGCGGCGAAAGCCAGCGCGAATTCTATAAACAAAATCAGTACAACTTCCAGCTCGACGCAGCCGACATCGCCAAAGCCAGAATCCGCTCGCAGCAATTGATGCAACAAATGATGTCGTTGCCACCACTATCGCTGCCAGCCGAATAGCCGGAGCTAAGCTGGGTCGACCGCCAGCATCACAGGCGGCATCGTCACGCCCAGCACGGTCAGCGCGACGGATCCGCCGGCGGCTAGGATGGCCAGCTCGTTCGCGGACGGCTTCCAGTAGCTGACCACCGCAGGCATGCCCTCCACCTCGATGCGGGTGATCGGCAGCGCGTCGCATGGCAACTGCGCCTGGTCCCAGTCCTTGGGCGCACCCAGCACTGCATTGTTCGTGTGGTGCTGGTGCTTGTTCATAGCATTCTTTCTGTTTGTCGCCGCCCGCTCCGGGCTGGAACCGCCGGGCGCGGTGACCTGCACGCGGCGGCCGGAACCACTCGGTCATGTTTCGTCAGCGACTGCGCCCGCTTTTCGTAGCCCGCCCGCTGGAGCGCGATGGACGGTCGCGTTGTACAACCGAGTCAATACCGGTTCAAGCGACGCACAATTAGTGCTGCGCGCTGACAACAAATATTTTTTGCGATAGCATGGAATTGCGAATTTACACTTATTTCTGGAGAGTAAAATGCTAAATCTCGCGGAAATCGAACGCCGAATGCTCCTGTCTAACGATGCGCTGACAGTCGATGCCAATGGGACGGAAACGCTGCGCGGCCTCACGGTCAACGAGTCAGAGTTCGTTCTCGCCGTTGAAAGAACTGCGTCCGAAAATGTTGGTGCAGCGGAGTCGCCGTTATATAAGGAGCTACGCGATCGCCATGTACACTCTCGACAAATGAACGCTGTCCGACGTCGCCTAAGCTGCCCGAAGCCTGGCGCCGAATAGTTATCCAGCCCGTCGCATCGATAAACGCATTTCCCCGCATCAACTGCGATTTCTGCCCCGTAGCGTGCTGCAGAGTGATATCGATCAGCGTAGCATTGGCTCGTTTTAGATAAACGATCGAGGCGAGAAATGCTTCATTTGGACGAGGAGCGTCGCAGCGACCTACTGGACAAGGGTGCCTTGACAGTTGGTGCGGATGGCGATGAGGTTTTGGTCGGACTAAGTCTGGCCGAGTCTCATTTTTACTTGATGTACGAGGAAAATCCGATCGAAGCGCATGACACGGGCGAAACCGCCCTATACCTGCAGCTAAAGCATAAACATTTAGCAGCGCGAGGTGCCGCGCTGCTCAACGCAAGCGAAGCATCGCAAATTACCCACTGATCTCCGCCTTGCAACTAGTCCTCTGCTGTGACCTCGGGACTCACGCAGATACAACGAATTATTGTGGCGGCCGGGAACTCCCAGCCCTCAAACACACATCAGCGAACCGGCTTACCGGTCGGTTTCCACGAGTACCTTTGGGTCATTGGCCGCCAGGTGCTGCGGCTCAGCGTGTTCGTGGTCTGATTGCCTGCGGACTTTGATTCATCGCGCGCGATGTCGTCGCTGGTGTGTGGTTGCCAGGTTACAGCGTCCTGGCGGCCGGTCTGGCGCGCGGCCCGAAGGCGGCGCCCGGCTGGGTGCTCTGTCTAAAATGTTCTTGTGAGGCTACTTCTTCATGATGCGCACCTCCTCGGAGGCTTGCTTTGCGCGGCCTGCGCGCTTCATTCTGTGTCGCCGCTGTCCGGCTGGCGATTCCGCGGCAGCAGGTGCCAGCCGAGTTGACGCCGGATCTCATCGCCGGTGGGCGGCGGGTCCAGCGGCTCGTGCGTGCGGCGATCCATGTACTCCCGGACGCACTCCTTAGTGGGCTTCGTGGTGTCGGTCATGGTTGACATCCCTTAAGGAGCGACAGTCTCGGCGCTTTGATGGGACTATGGGTCAAACAAGCGGTCAGGAGGCCATATGTCCCAACCAAAAAATCCGTACTACGTTCCGATAGCAACCCACCGTAATAAGCAGCTTATGAAGGACATTGTTCAGGGCGTTACGGTGTTAATTGATGTCGTGAATTCAGAGATGCCCCATGACCGGTCGCTCGCCAAGGCGTGGATCGATGAGAATCAGCCCAACAATGGTGCGGCGATAATTTGGTTTGAAGATGCGAAGACTAAAGCGCGACTTAAATTCGGAAGCGTTGACGAAGTGCGCGCCCTGATGTTGCAGTCAGAAACGGTCAGGTAGTCGAATTGACAAATGAAAAAGCCACCGCAAGGGTGGCTTCGATGTTTGCTCCAGCGCTATCTGCGAAGTGAGCAGTACACACGAGCGAAAGTATCAACGGAGTTGGTGCTAGCCTCGAATCCCGGTTATCGGTGAGGCTCGGAGCCTGCATTACGAGTGCCAAGAGTGTGTACGACTAGACGTTAACGTACTCGAATCCTCATGTCAACCGCTGATCTTCAAGTTCAGCATCACTTTAGCCCGCGCGTCCAATGTGTCTGGTAAATATTCCCGTTTTTATACGAGCAGTTGAACGTAACAGGCAGCGGCGGACTAAAACTACCGCTTATGTGCAGCACTGCATCAACATCAATCGTGGTGATTTCGCCTTGAGATACAACGCGCGTGGATATATCAGTCGCGTGGTTTGCCGGGGATGCAGCAAGCATGTTCTTCGCACATGCCAAACGGATCTTATCGACGTTGCTACCGACATTTGACTCGATTACTCTATTCAACGGATCCTTGAGTACCATCTCTTTCGGTATTTTCGTTGCACATCCCGACACAAATAAACAACCAACAATAGCAAGAACTTGAGATCTGGCGAACATCATGAGCATCCTATAAATTAAGATGCGAGTATACAATTTCCATATGGAAATATCCAGATACTCATCTCAAGATGCCTCCAGCGCGCGCATTGTGCGACTGGAGCAGGCCCTCCAACTCGCTGACCATGTCCTTGACCTTCTCCAGTTCGAAGCCACCGGCGCCGGCGATCTCGGCTTTCCCGGTGCCTTTGCAGGGCGCACAGATTCGGCGATCGGCCGTGTTGCCACTACCGCTGCACGCCGGGCATTTGCCGTCGAGCCAGTGCGCCAGCGAGCGCTCGGCGATGCGCCGGTAAAGTTTCTGCGCACTGTCCGAATCCCAGGCTGTATTCTCCTTCAACCATTTCCGCTCACGCCCCTTCTCGATGACGCGCGCGGTCCAGATGCGCAGCAGCTGCGCCAGGTTGGCGCTGCCGGATTCGAAAAGCTTGTGCTGCGTGCCGTCGGCGTACTTCACACGCGACAGCAGCGAGCCGATGCCAGCGCCGGCCGTGTCCGCCAGCGCCGCCGCGCACAGCGGGTCGGTGTCGTGGTGGTGCGCGTCGTCCTGCAAGTTGGTGGAATTTACAGCGTGAAGGAAGCGGTCGGCGAAGCCCATGGGTTACCTCGATGTGGAAGCCCGAACGTTAACACATCCATGAAAAAAAGAAAGAGGCGTTGCCGGGAATCTGTTGTTCTTCGTCATCGCCACTTCTTGTTGACCTTTGGCGGCTTGGGTTTCTTCGGTTTTGGCTTCGGCTTCTCCGCTTCCAGCTTCACCGATTCGGCCGGGTCGCGGTAGCATGCCGCAGGCAGCGCGCGGCTGCGTTCCGGCGAGTGGCGCGCCGGCGCCAGCATCACGGCCAGCAGCTCATCCTTGCGGAGCGGCGCGTTCATACTCGCAGCACTCCGGTGAGGTCGAACTCGGCCACCGCGGCCTGCGCGGCTCGCGCGATGGCGACGTTCGGTACCGACCGCAGGTAGACCATCGTCCGGCCGACGCCTTCGCGCAGCACACGCATCTCGTCGCCGGTCACGCCGTGCTTGCCGACACGCTGGGCCCGCGCCTGGATCTCAGCGATGGCCAGCACCATCGCGTGTGCGATCGGCAGGATCTCGTGGCCGGCCGGCGCGATGCGGCGCACCAAATCGGCGTTCGACAGCAGGTCGTAGATGTGCTGCTCCTGCAGATGGTCCATCCCGAGCGCCACGCTGGCCTGGAACCCGGGCATCTCGAACTCGACCGACTTGCGCATGCCCAGCGGCAGGACGCAAGGCTTGGGCTTGTAAGCCTTGCGACGCTTCTTGGTATTGGCCATCTCACCCCTCCAACCGTGGCACGGTCGCACGCTGCATCGCGAGTAGAGGCGTATCACTGCCGCCGGCCAGCACGCGCTGGGCAGCTGCCGGATCCCCGACCAGCACCGGCACCTGGAGCGCGAAGCCCTGCTTTCCGTTGTGGGCGTTAGCCATGCCAATGAGGCGAGGAGGATAAGCCGGTGTCTCGCCACGCATCCGGTACCCGCGATAGCGATTCTCGAATTCGCGTGCGATGAACGGCCAATCACTCTCAACCTTACCCATTAACTGCAACCAGCCGCCCATGTCGTGCAAAACGCGGTGGATCAGCGCATCGTCGAACACGACATCGGCGTAGGAGCCGACCTGACGCACTGCCCGATCAACCTTCGACCAGGCTACCGCAGCCTGGTCGGCAGTTCGCCCCTGAAGCATCTTGCCCACATCCGCAACCTTGGGCATCCACTGTCCGCTGTCCGGGTTCTTCGCGTGGGCCCACAGCGCCTTCTCGACGGCCTCCAGGTTGTACTCGCGCAGACCTTCCCAGTAGACCGTCAGCACGCCCTTGGATAGCTCTTTGCCGTAGTAGTCGGCCACGCCGATCAGGGTGGTGAAGAACCGTTTTTTGTCGTCCTCAGTCATGGCTCTGATCCTTCAAAAGTTCCTCGACTGCGCGCGCAGTAGCCTGGCCTGCCTTGCCCAGTTGCTGGATCGCCGACGCTCCCGGCACGCTCCCTCGACGCTTGATGGCGAGCTGATCCCACTTCTCGCGCAGCTTGCTGGGCGACAGGATGTTGGCGCGCCAAAAATCGTCGTCTTGCGCCCAGCTGAACAGCTCGCATATCTCGCGGTGGGTGCGGCCATCGCGCTCACGCATCAGCCGCACGTCGTCGGACCAGTTTTCGAAGTTCGGAGGCTTGTGGCCCGGGTTGTTCGCCAGGATGCGACCAAACAGCCAGCGGGCGCACTGTTCGTCCTCGGGAGTACTGCGGCGCTGTTTGCGTCGCTCCCTGCTTTCATCATCATCGGCAACGGGAGGCGGCGCCACGGCGGCGCTTTTCGCCGACGTGTTGTTTCCTTCTCCTATTCCTGCTACTGCTACTGCTCCTGTTTCGGGGCTCAGTACCGAAGGCTTTCGAAAGGGTTCGTTTTCAGCCTCGAATTTGTCCAAAATAGCAGCAGGAAAAACGGGGGAGAATTCGCGCAAAGCCGCAGCCAGTGCGGCTTTCGCCATGACCGGGCCCGACAGGGTTTCGAAAAGTTTCCCCGCTGCCTTCCCTACATTCGGATTTTCGAACTGGTTCCACTTCAGGTAGCGCAGGATGACCACCCAATTTGACCTATCACAACGGTAGATGTAACCCTTTGCGACAAGTCCTACAAACCCTTTCGATACCCTTTCCGCACTCCATTTAAGGTCATCGGAAGCATATGCCTCCGGAAGGCGAAAGCATCCCAGCATGTTGCCGTGCGGGCAGGTTAGAAGGTACAGCGCAAGAGTACGCTCGTCCTCCGACATGGCCGACACATCCTCACTGGTCCAAAAAGCGGTGTACACCTTTCCGTATTCACGCATCTCGCACCCCTGCGACATACTGCGTGCGGCCGGTCAGCGCGTCGCGCACAGTGGATTCCGCAACCTGAAAGCGGCGCGCCAGTTCACGGTAGCCAGCGCCACGCACACCAGGCTTATAGGCTGCGCGGATGGCTCGCACCTGGTCATCGGTCAAAACACGGCGGCGCGTCACGATGCATTCTCCTGGTCCAGCGCCACCAGGTCGAACAGCGTCGGCATGCTGACCTCGCGCTCCGCCTCCTGCAGGTAGTGCACCTGGTCGCGGAAGTAAGCGGCGTTGAGCTCCGAGCCGCGGCCTTTCCGGCCCAGCTTCAACGCGCGAACGCCGACCGTGCCCAATCCGTGGAACGGGTCATAGACCACCTCGCCCGGGTTGGTGTAGCGGCCAATCAGGCGATCAACGATATCGATCTGGAATGGGCACACGTGATTCTCGACGGCGCGCGCCGCCTGGGCGCCGTTCAGCGTCTTCATGCGCACGATGTCATGCCAAACCATCGGGTCGCTACTGCCCGGCGCCAAGCTCATGTACGTGGCCGGCAGCGACTTGCTCGCCAGCATCTGCTCGCCGGTGTCGACGTGCAGTTGGTAGTCGTAGACGTTGGCCAGCGACAGCTCGGTGAACATCTTCGCCAGCTTGGCCGGGCCGTAACTGGCCAGCTCCGCCGCGCCCAGCAGGCGGTTGCCGCTGGAGCGCCAGAATGCGTGCGCATCGACCTGCCAGCGCGCGACGCTGTAGCCGGTGCCCGGGATCGGCGGCAGCGTCCGATCGAAGTCCACCGGCAGGCCATCATCGCCCAGGCACTGCGGCTTGACCTTCGTCACTGGCGTGTCGGCGTAGCCGCGCGCGCGGTCCGTCTGCGGCTTATGGAACAGCAGGATGTACTCCGGCGAGCCGACGCCCATCTTCGTGCCATCCTTGCACACCTCGGAATAGCCCAGGCGGTAGGTCTGATTGTTCTCCCGGACCACGTCGGTCACCACCGTGATCATGCCCATGTAGTCGAAGCCGTGCTTCAGGCCATGGAACAGCGCTTCAGCGTGGAACGGACTGACAGTCGGCACGCCGGCGCCGGTGACGTTTCCGAACAGGATACGGTCCTTCACGTGGCAGGCGTAGATGCGGCCCGGCTGCAGGATGCGCAGCAGTTGCGGCGTCAGGAAGTCCATCTGGCGCCAGAATTGCGCATTGTCCTGCGTGTGGCCGAAGTCGTTGTAGCTCGGGCTGTATTCGTAATGGTTGGCGAACGGGATCGACGTCAGGACCATGCCGACAGAGTTTTCAGGCTGCTCCAGCGCCTCCAACACGCAGTCGTTATGCGCGACGCTGAAGTGATCGCCGACGGCGACCTGGCGTTGCACGCCGATCGTGCGCGCGAGCGCATCCTGCATCGACAGCTGGTCCAACCCGTAGGTGCGGATGATCTCGCCCATCTTGGACTGCATCTCGTCGTGCTGCTGCCACTTCACCTGCAGGTCTGCCAGCACCTTGCGCTCGACCTCGGTATGCACGATGTCGATGATGACCGGGTGCTTCTGCTGGAAGCGCTGGACGCGGTGAATGGCCTGGATGAAGTCGTTGAATTTGAACCCGACGCCGGCAAAGATCTCGCGGTGGCAGTGCGCCTGGAAGTTGCAGCCCGAGCCGGCGATGATCGGCTTCGTCGACAGCACCGGGAATTTGCCGTCGCTGAAGTCAGCAATGCGCTGTTCGCGTTCGTCAAGATCCTGCGTACCCCAGACGCTCACGGCGGTCGGAATTGCTGCTTGGATAGCGTGCCGTTCGTCCTCTAGATCGTGCCAGACCACGAAGTGGTCTTCCGGCGCCGCCGCGATGATCTCCGCGACTTTGGCGACGCGCGCCGCCATGCTGTTGCGCTTCTCGCCGGCGGCCGCCGACAGGCCCATGGCGACATCCGGGATCAGCAGGCCTTGTCCGTTCTTCTCGACGCCGGCCGTCTCGTAGTTGCTGGGCACCTCGTGGTACCGGATCTCGATCGGCGGCAAGTCGTAACCCTCGTTTGAATGCCCCAGATCGCTCGGATGATGGATGACCACCGCCCAACTGTTGATCCACAACCAGAATTCATGTTTCTTGTGCGGATACAGCTGCAGGTTGCCGGCCTTCTCACTATCGCGCTGGAAGAAGCGGGTCAGCGACTGGCCAGTGTCCATCACGCCCAGGAAGCCAGCGTAGTGGATCAGTTCCTTGAAACGGTTCGGGCTTGGCGTGGCCGTGTACACGAACTTGAATTCGACGCCTTCGAACATCGGCAGGAATTCCTGGTAAGTCTTGCTGCCGTAGCTGCGCAACACGCTGGCTTCGTCCAGGCCGACGGCGCCGATGCGGCCGGTGGTGATCTTGCCTTCCCGGACCGACTCGTAGTTCGTCAGGTAGATCACGGTCGGGTCGACAATTTCAGCATCAGTGCGCACGAACTGCACCGTGATGGCCTGCTCACCGGTGAAGCGCTTGGCGGCCTCACGAATGAATTCCTGCCGCACGCCCAGCGGCAAGACGATCAGGCGGAACATCTCCGGTCGGCGGATTCCGATCTGCCGCATCACCTCCAGGTTGGTGCTGGTTTTGTGCAGGCCGAACGATGCGAAGATGGCGCGCTGGCCGCCGGCGAGCGCCCAGCGCACGATGTCGCGGGTGTGGGGCTTAAGGCCGGGGTGGATCTGCTCCAGCGGCACGTCGAAGCCCTTCTTTTGGGCCAGCTTGATTTTCTCCCGCAGGAACTGGCCGTATTCGACCTGCACCAGCAGCTTTTGTTCTTCAGGGCTAAATGCGCTCATGTCTCTTCCGTTTCAGGTTAAATTCCAGCAGCTGGTGCAGCAGCAGCCTTCAGGTCTTTCAATAATTTTCGGTAGTGCGCGGTCATGGCGATCAACTGGTCGACCGTGTAGTGGCGCGACTCGTTGTCGGCCTCAAGCGCCTCGACAGCGGCCAGGCCGATGCGCGCGATGACGCCGGCGCGGAACGATGCCGCCGTGGTGCCGCCTGGGCGGTTGCAGCCCTTCAGCTGAGCGAACACGTTGCGCTCATCGAAGCGGAGGTGCGGATGGCTTCCGCGCGACAGGTAGTGCCCGGCATCCCAGACGCCGCCGGTAAGCGAGCCAGCGGCGGCGCGACGGCCGCAGCAAATACAAGGTTTGTCACGATCGCGGAATCGCACCCAGGCGTTGAACGCCTTCTGGCAGTCAGCCACGTGGTCAGCCTTGCGCTTGAACTTGGCCAGCTTCTCCTTGCGTTCCTTGCGTTCGGCCTTTGCCGCGGCCTGTCGCTGTTTATCCAGCTTAGCCATGGCCAGCACAGCACCGCATTCCGGCGAACACCAGATGACGAAAGGCGCCGGCCGCACGAACTCTGCGCGGCAGCTGCGTACGGCACACTTGTGCTTCTTCTCGCGCGCCGCCTTGGTGGCTATCTTCGTCACCTCGCGCGCCTCGATGCGCTCACCGCGCGCGAACGCATTGGACTTCATGGCCGTCTTGCGGGGCGGCATCGGGGATCGCTTCATAGCACACCCCTGCGATTCGATAGCAAATTGCTATCATGAAGCTCAACAATTCGAGTAATAATATTTACAACATAATTCAGAGGCGTGACATGCCCCACATCATTCAGGAGACCTATAGAGGATGGGAAATAACCATTCGATGCAGCCATATCGCGAGCAAGATCCACCCTGCGCGATATACAGCTATTGCCGAAGCAGAACTGCAGCCTGGAGAGAACCCGGGCGACTGGGTCGATCCACGAATGCAGGTGCTCAGCACTGGAGGGCGAAGCTTTGCAACCGGCGATGCGTGCATCAACGCCTTGCTCGGAGAGGCTAAACAGCTGATCGACGCATTGCGACGGTGATAGATTCATCGGCGCCATGCCGCACTTCGTGGGTGAACGGCGCATCATGCTAATATCATCCTTGCAACCTTTAGGAGAGCGCCATGACCCACCAAGTTTTTCTTGAAGCTGGCGACTATGTCGCCTACTGTTCGGCACTTGAAGTTCGCCCTGAAAAGTGGCAGGCATCCGTGCTCTTCGAAAGAAAAGTCGATTTTGCGAAGCCCCAGGTTCCAGCAATGAGGCACAATCTCCCGGATGATTACCTTACCCGCGACGCCGCGATAGCGACCGCAATCGCCTACGCTGAAGAGCGTGCAGCGCATCATCAAACTGGCCTTGCCTAAACTGATGCGGTTCATCAAAGCTCAGTCTCCGAAAAGAGGCGAGGTTGAACCGCACCGTTCGCATAAACGGTATCCATGACGGTAGTGGCGATCGGTTCGTCGCCATCCCAGCCATCTGGCCAGGTTCCCAGTTCGATCAACTCGCGGATGCGCGCCTCTTCCTCTGTGTTGATCAGATCTACCATCGGGCGGCCAGCGGCGCGCGCGGCGACATTCACTTCATCTTGTATGTCCAGAATCGTCGTGAGGCCCATGCGGCGCGCCTCGAAAGTCAGCGGCCCCATACGCTGCGGATTGGCCGCCGCTTTCCCACTTTTCAGGATCTCAAGGCCGGCCTTGCGCAGTCGATGCTTCGGCAACCGCAGTTCGCGCCAGAGTGGCTTGATGCGCTTCAGCGGCGCCAAGTAGGCCCACTGCGGGTTCAACAGGATGTTGTCCAGCGCCATATCGGAGTCAACCAGCGGGCAGCCGGTACAGCCGGTGCGCGCGTTGATCTCTTCCGCCTCGTCGCCGCCATAGGCCTCCGCGATCGCGGCCGTGCTCCAGTCGCCAAACTCGGCACCGGGCGCCCAGTGCCGCAACCACTCCCACACGTGGCAAACACGCCAGTGCAGCAGCGGCGCCAGCGTGGCCAACCGGCCGCGAAGACCCTTGGCCTCCGGCAGCACTTTCTGATACCAGCCCTGGCCGCACTCGGCGCCATCCTTACTGCAACTCATCTCGATGCGCTGATCGCGGATTGCGCTCTCCCCTTGGCGCACGCCGGTGATCATCAGCACCTGGCCGTCAAGTTCGGAGATGCGCTGCTCCAGCGCGTGCTGCATCGGATCAATCTTGATCTGCCGCGTGCACCAGCGCAGAGTATTGTTGTTCGGCGGCGGGACGCCACGGCCCAGGATGTAGACCATGAAGCGCTTGTCTAATGGCGCGGTCACGACTTCAACCTGGATGCCGCGCTCGCGCAGCTCGTCGATGATCTGCTGAGCGGCATGTGCCAGCGGCAGCAGTTCCTGCCGCGTATCAGCGTAAAACACTGTCAGCGTTTGGGGACGCGGCACGCGGCCGGTATCCAGCAGCCAGATGATCAGCGTGAGCGTCGCGCTGCTGTCCTTGCCGCCGGACCAGGCGATGCCCCAGTGGTCGTGCGACGCGCCGTAGGCCAGCAGCGACTGAATCGTCATTTCGATGGAGTCGGTCATCTGCAGGCGCTTGGCGCCAGCGGCGAAAATATCGGCTTGGTTCATGCTACGATTCCGTTCTCGATCTTCAGGAGGTAAGCATGGCTTGTGCAATGCGGACTTATCACGCTGGTTGGGTAATCTCCACGGCCTGCTGGGAAGAGAATCCACCTGGTTGGCAACCTGGAGACGCGCCGCACTACTGCGCGAGCGGCAAAGCCCAACTCGTTGATCCGGACGCGTACAGCGGCACGTGGTTGTCGAAGGCCGACATCATTGCGCCTGCGGATAAAAACAATCTGTTCACGGACTCGAATCTCGCCCAGGCGACCATCGCGAAGGCGCTTCGCGAGATGATCGAGGCGTTGAAGGTGCCGTGATCGCCGCATAGCCATGGCGGCGCCGACAGTCTCGACGGCGGCCGTCATGGCTTTCCTCCTAGCGACAGCGCCACGCGTGCGCGCTTCGCGTCCAGGCCCGCGACGCGGCAACCGACGTCGGTGGCATGGAAGTACTGCAACTGCAGCAGAGGCTGGCCAGCGCGCGCAAAGCCGGCTTCGACCAGGCGCGCCAGTGCGGCTGCATCGCGGCGGTTCACCAAGTATTCGTTGCGGAAGCCCCAGCGCGCCTTCGGATGGTGCGGCGTGGCGCCCAGCATGTGGCGCAGGATGTCGAGATCACCCTCGTGTAGCGTTGCGACGCGGTCGGCCAGCAGGCAGCCGTGGCACTTCTTATGCTGCACCAGCACTTTGGCCGGCGCCGCCTTGCCGCAGGCGCAGCGCTTCGGCTGGAGAACCGGGCCCGGCTTTTCGTTGGCGATAGCGCGGTGTTGCCGCTCCGCGCGAGAGAGATCATAAATCATGATATTATCTTTCTAGAAACTTTATTTAAGGACTTCCATGACGATCGAACCAAAACCACTGACCGGCGGACAAGAATCCCTATTGGCCCGTGCTCACGCAACCACACTCGAACAAATCGACATCGCCAAGCAGATCGTCGAAGAGCAGTTCAAGTTTTCAACCGGTGACGCCAGAAATTCTGCGGTCATTGCTCTTACGGATGTACTGGCAACCAACTACCTCGCCGCAGTCACTCGCTCCGCAGGTTAAGCGGGCTAATACAATCGGAATCACGCAGCCACCATCCCAATCTCACGCTCGTGCGCGAAGTTCGACATCGCGTTCCGGTGGTGCGCCCGCACTTCTGCCGCCAGTCCTGAATCGCCTGTCGCAAGCAGGCCGGCGGCAACCACACGCTCCAATCCCTCGTTCAGAGCGTAGCGACCGAGGTCACGCAGCTGCACGTTCACGGCCAGCTTCTTGTGGATCGGGTAGTCTTCCATCCAGCAGCCATACTCCGGTGCCGCGTAGATGCGCACGGCCGCGCGGTCGCCGTCGATCGACTCGACCACACCCGGGAGCATCTGCGTGTATTTTTGCGTACTGTCCTGGACCTCTGCCCACAGCGGCATGCTCGTGACCATACCGACCTGCCAGTAGGCACGCGCCTCTGCGGCCTCCTCTGCATCGCGGGCCTCCCAGTACGCTTTCAGGCGGCGATTTTCCGCTTCCTGCGCCTGGCGGACAGCGGCCGGAGAAACCGAGCGCTTTCGACGCGCCGGCCCAACGGCCTGCGGCGCGTCAAAGTCAAAACACAGCTGCGCGGCGCTCATAACGTCGATCCCTGCGAGGAAGCGATCGCGATGGCCACCGGCTGCACCCAGATCGGCATCGCGCTGAGCGTGAACGTCTCGCCGGCGGCGGCCAGCAGCAGCGTCGTGCCCATCACTTCGCCGATCGCCTGCGCGGCCAGCTTCGGCACGGCGTTGCCGATCCTCTCGCGGTGAGCGCTGTCGTTGGTGCCGTCCAGCATCGGAAATGCGCTGGCGCCGGTCCGGCGTTTATGTTCGTCGATTTCGCGCTGAGTCTGCGCATCCGCCGACCAGTGCTCGCTCGGATCAATCAGCGACTGCAGCGCGGCCAGCTCCAGTGTCGTGAACGGACGATGCCAAGTGCCATCCAGCGCGCGGATGATCGCCACCGTCTTCTCGTTCTGCGCCGGCAGCGCAGGCACCGCATCGATGCGAGGGTCTGCTACGGACCAGCGACCATTGTCGTAGCCGGCCGACGCGCTGACGGCGCCGCTCTGGCCATACCACGGAAGCACGCCGTAATGGCCGCCGGTCAGGTAGGCATCCCCCTTCACACGGCTGTTGATGCCGCTGCGCGGGTCAGCCACCGCGAAAGCGCCTTGCCCCGTCGTGCTGCCGGCGATGACCGTGCCGGCAGCGTCCTCGAACGGCGTCACCAGGTATTTGCCAGCGCCTTCAAAGCCCGTGCTTGACCGTGGATCGGCCACTGCGTACGCGCCCTGGTCGTCGCCGCCGATGACCGTACCAGTGCGCTTATCCCAGCGCGTCACCGCGTATTTGCTGAACAGCGGCCCGGCCGGCGGGCGCGGATCTGCAACAGAATACTTACCCCCACCTGGCGCCGACTGGGCGCTGATCACACCGCTCGTGTCCATCCACGGCATCACCCCGTATTGGCTGTATTCGGCCTGGGTATCCATGCGCGGATCGGCCACCGAGTAAGCACCGGTGGTCGGCGTGCCGCGCCCGGACACAGCACCGGTGTGGTGATTCCAGGCGTTAACGCCGAGGTAGTCGTGACTGCGCTCGGGAAGAATCAGGTATTCGCTCAGGTGACCATCTTCCACCGCCAGGCGATTCAGGCTGCGCCAGTCGCTGCCAGCTTCAACGAAGGCAAGACGCACCCACGTCTTCCACTGCAAGCGCGGAATGCGGTGCATCGGGCCGCCGGCCTCATCGCCAGGGAATGGCATGCGGCCAAGCACCTCGCCGACAGCGCGCAGGCGCTTTTTTTCCGGCTCGTACAGGAATGGTGGCACCTTCTCCATGTGGCGCGCCACCAGCAAGAAGCGCTTGCGGCTTTGCGCCAGACCGCCGATCTCGCCGCAGTCGTGCGTCGTCTCGGCCACGGCGTAGCCGAACTGCTGGAGCAGCTGGTTGATCTGGTCTAGCAGGCGCCGGCCACGCGTGGCGAGACGAGGCACGTTCTCGAACACGATCAGGTCCACCGGGTTGTCAGCCCAAGCTTCCACCATCAGCCAGATGCAGCGCAGCGTCAGCTCGTTGAGTGCCTGGTACTTCGCTGTCTTGCTCAGCGACTCGCTCAGCAAGCCGCTGGCGCCCTTGCATGGCGAACTGATGAAAACGATGTTGGGCGACTCGTTGCCGGCGGCACGGCGGATGTCAGCGGCACCAACCTCTCGCCAACCGGTCGGCGGTTCCTTGCCATGAAACGCTGTGTACTGCGCGCGCGTGAACAGGTCCATTACGGTGCCTGGCCGGCCTGGGCCGGCGTTATCGAAGTCGCGGATCGCGGCTGGATCGACGTCGATGCCGCCAATGCAGCGCAAAGTGGCCGCCATGTTGCCTACCTGCGGCTGGGCCGCGTTGAAGCCCTGCTTACCACCGCCAAGGCCACAGCAGAAGTGGAAATGGGTGAATTCCTTCGTGTGGACAATCAGATCGCGCTTCATGCCCGTGCTCCCGCTGCGCGGCGCGCAATGGTGACCGACATCGGATGCGGCTTGCCGCGGTACGCCGGGCCGGCGACCTGTCCGACGTACGGCGTGGGCGGCGCGATGGCTGCGCGCGCCGCGATGGTGATGTGATAGGTCAGGTCGACCAGGTATGCATGACCAGCGTCCACCAAGTCGTGGAAGTGCTCGCGACACACCTTCTCGACCTTGTCGTCCTCGATGTCGAATTCGAGCTTTTCACAGATTTGGTAGAAGGTGCCGGGCCCAGCGACGAGCTGGCGCAGCATCGCGTGTGCGAGGCTGGTCGAGTGCGGGAGCTTCCTCATGGCTGGCCAGCCTTTCCGTCAGTCAGATCGACCGTCATGCGCAGCTTGCGGCGCGCGCGGTACTCCGCAGCGCTGGTAGTGGCGTTCTTTTCAGCGATGTGCTCACGGTCTTTTTCGCGCCATTCGCGGGCCGCGAGTGTGACTTTCTCCTCCGGCGTGCCAGTCTGTGCTGGCGCCGGTCCTTGCTGTAAAATGGCTGGCATGTAATTCCTCTTGTAGGTGATCGGGCCGCGCTGCAACGCGGCCTTTTCTATTTCTGCTGTTGAGCGGCGGCTTCGCGCGCCAGGCGCTCGTAATGCTCCCGAGCCATCACATGGCCCGGCTCAGTCGGCAGCGGCTCGGCGCCCTGCTCTTTTTTCTGGTGTTGCTGGGTCATCGATTACTGTGCCTTCCCGGCCAGACCGGCACGGATGTCAGCCACGGCGAAGTTGAATTTCTCGTGCGCCTTCAGGATCATGCTGTCGCCGAACGGCAGCTTGCGGTGGCGGATCTTGCTGATCACGGGTGGCGCCACTTCGAAAGCACGCGCCAGCTCCGCATCATTCTTCAGTTTCAGTTTGTCGATCAGGGTGTCCAGCAGCGCTGGCGCACCAGGTTGTGCTTGTGCAGTCAATGACATGCAGTTCTCCATCTTTTATGTCGCCGCACGCATCGGGGCGCGGCATCCCGTTACCGCTCGTTGAGTTCAGGGCACCTTGATTCCACATGCCTTCAAAATCGCCGCCTTTGCGTGGGCAGCACCGCCGCCGCGTGCGCCAGCAGCTGTCTGCAGCGCGCTGGCAATGTCCATCACCTGCCTTGCCGTCGCCTTGCGTTTGCGCAGCTTTGCGGCAATCAACTCCATATCGTGAGCGCCAACCGCAAGATCAAACATGCCGCGCAGCACCACGCCAGACCAAGCGCAGTCGTCTTCCTTCCACGCCGAAGCGATGCAGTCCATTGCGCGCTTCAACGCCGCGGGATTCGCGTTTGAATACGAGGTAATGGCGCCAATCGCATTGGTGAACCCCTTACGGAGGCCGCCGGTGCTGACCGCTATACCATATGTATTCATGATGGACTGTGCAGCGAGCGCGACAGGATCTCTGGCGACGAGCGCAGCGTCATGTCGTTGTTTGGACGTGGCGTTCTTTTTGCCTTTGCCATTCCCAATTAAAAAACACTTGGCCTCGCTTTCGCGGGAACCATGCACCACCATCGCTTGGATATGCGTGTAGCCCAGTTGACCGGCCATATGCACGGTGTGTTGTCCGTCGGTGATCATCATCCGGCCATCGGGGCGCACGGAGACGTTGATCGCCTTCATCGCGCCTGGCTCGAAGTTCTTTGCGTAGCTATTGGCGCGGATCACGTCCAGTGCGCGCTGATAACCGCCGCTTCCTGAATCAACGTACAGATCGGCGATTGCGACGAGGCGCATCTCGATATCGGGAGCATTCTTTACGGCGAGGTGCTGTTGCATGGTGGTTCTGCTCTCCTATGGGTTTACAAGAGGATTCACGGTGGCTCCTTTGCATTGGTGGCGTAGGCAACTGGCTGGCCGAGGATTCACATGCGCATGTGGTGGCGCGGCATGCTGAAGTTCGTCCTGCCCGGCAGCACCATGGCAATGTTCTGGCCACCGACTGGCCATTCCATGCGCGAGCGTGGCGGCTTATCATTCTTGTGCTGCTCCACCCAACCACGCGCCAAGTCGCGCAGCTTGCGGCTTTGCGGCACATCAGCGGCGGCGCAGGCCTGGTTGAAATCGCGGTATTCGTCCTCGTTGAAAAGCACTTTCGCAACGAGGATGCGAGGTTTGGGCATCTGGGTATGGTTCATGATGTTTTCCTATAAAAGTGATTCAGGCTTTCGGGTGATGCTGATGATTCAGGTGTTGCAAACTTGGCGGCCGGCGCCGTCAGTCAGGCAGGCCGCAAGCAGCGGCGCCGGTGGCTGGCGCGGCGCAAAGAGCGAAGCGATCGCCCTGCTTCGCCAGCACTTCCAGCAGCGTGTTTTGCTTGCGCAGCTCGGCGAGGATCAGGGTCGGCGTTTCGTCAGCTACCAACTCGACGCTAGCCATCTCGCCAACCACCGGCGCCGGGCCGCGCACCGCGTCGGCGAACGCCAGCAGCACGGTCGCGGCGGCGCTGGCGACAGCAGCCGGATCAGCGTTGTCGGCGTCCAGGTTGAATGCGGCAAGCAGCGCGGCGGTGATGGTTTGATGATTGCTCATGACTACCTTTCAAAAATTCAGGCGGCAGATTCCAATGCGTTACAGTTGCAGTTCTCACACAACAACTTGCAAAGGGATCTCCCATGGACGATTTGCAAAAAATTCATGTGGCCTTAACAGCACAGCGCCTAATTCTTCAACACCTATTCACCCGTTTCTACGAGCACGACCCGGATGCGGAGCGCCAAGCTGCAGCGGCATTTCTTCAGGACGCAGAGTCAGCGACGGTGCAAACCGAGGCCCTCACATCCCTTCCGACAGATCAGGTTCGGGCGGCAGTGATAGCTCAGATGCAGATGTTCTTTTCGGACATCGAGAGCTACATATCTTCTCGCTCCGACCTAGCCGGCTAGATGCGAAGGCCGGCGCCGCTGGTCTCCCGCTTTGCCGTCGCTCCGCCGGAACCGGTGCTCGGCGACTGATTCCGCATCGCCGCCTGGATGTTCCAGAGCTTCGCCAATGCGGCTTCGGCTGCAAGCGCCGCCGGCGTCACCTGCTCCAGCAGCACCAAGGTCTTGCGCACCTGGCTGTCATCAACTTCGATCTTCAGCGGGATGCTGCCGGGCTTTGCCAGCGCGTCCAGTGCGGCGGCCGGCACATACCCGAGCTTCGCCATGAAGGTGTCCAGGTGCTTACGGATGTTCATGGGGTTCTCCGGTAGCGGCGGGGCCGTAAATATCTTCGAAGTTCAGGACGTGCCCGCGAGTCGAGGCAAACGCAATTAGCCGCTTTGCCGCGTCAGGTGGCACTGACTGTCCTCGCTCGTAGTGCGAAATGTTTCCTTGGCTGACGTTCAGCGCCGTCGCGAGGACCTGTTGGGTAACGCCGAGCCGAGCCCGGATTCGAGATATCGCATTCATACGAACAATATTAGTCGGACTGCTAGCCAATGTCAACAGTCGGACTAATTGAAAGTTATTAGGCTTACTTATATTCTCGCAATATGCCAGCACAACCACTATCCCCCGAACAGTTAGCCGAAGCCGCCAATCTCAAAGACCTTTTCAAGGAATGGCAGCGCTCGCGCAAAGAGTCCGGCCTACCCTCCTCCCAAGAGGCAGCGGCAGATCTACTGGGATTCGGGCAGAGTGCCCTTGCACAGTATTTGAATGGTCGAATTCCACTCAACGTGGATGCCGGCGCGAAGTTCGCAGTCCTACTGGGGGTTGGTCTCAGCGACTTCAGTCCCTCGTTGTCGGACCAGGCGCTACGGGTTGCAGGTGCAGTAGCGATCACAGACGATGACGACCACGCTCCGCCTTCGGTGGCAATTCAAATGGTGACGATTGAGGTGCAGGCCGGCATTGACCGTTTTGTGGCCGAGCCAATCGATGATGGCGGCAGCAAGCACCATGTGCCGCGCCAATGGCTTGAAGAGAACGACCTCTATCCTAACGCGCTGGTTGCGGTTAAGGTCAAAGGCGATAGCATGCAGCCGCTGATGTACGAAGGTGACATCGCGGTGGTGAACACGGCTGATAAGGTGCGCAAGAACGGTGGAGTGTTCGCGATGAATTATGAGGGCCAAGCCGTCATAAAGCGCCTCCTCTACGAGCGGCGCGATTGGTTCCTGGCGTCCGACAATCCCGAATTCAAACCGGTGCCTTGTCGAGGCTCTGACTGCATCGTAATTGGCCGTGTAGTTCACTTCACACCAAAGAACTTCCGAGATCGCCTCTAATTTCTGGAGAGTTGATGAAACGAGTTGCCTATATCGCGGCAGTGGCCATGCTTGCTACTTTGGCTGCTGGAATTGCGGCGTACGCCAATTACGATGAATGGTTCATCCTGCCGAAGGCTCGAAAACTTGTCGCTGACAAACTAAACGACCCGCTCAGTGCGCAGTTTCGCAATGACCGCCTGATTGCCGAAAACTGGCACTGCGGAGAAGTAAATGGAAAAAATGCGATGGGCGGCTACGTCGGGTTTAGGCGTTTCATCTCTGGGAGGATCAACAAAGAAGTCTACCTGGAGCGCACTGGCATGGTTGGCGAAGAAACGACCGCTGAGGTGCTACTGCTGGCCGACAAAGTAATAGCACGCATGAAGGCCCAGAACGAAATGAAGGCGAGAGACCCCGACTTCAAATACCCGAATGAGTCAGATGCTGATCGCTATGATCGTGCGCGCGGCGAAGTGTTCGAAGATCACTGGAAGGCTATTTGCGAGGCCAAGAGCATATCATAGTGATAATTAGATAGTTTTCTAATGGTCAACAAACCATATAATTCAACTACGAAACGGCACGTCCTTGCCGCAGCAGGAATTATATGAAAACTATCGTTATCTACCTGTCACTTATCGTATTGATTTCGCTCACCGGCTGTGGCGGTGGGAATGGTGGCGATGATACCGTTCAGTGCAAGGATGGTTGGATTTCGCACTCGAAGGATAAGCAGGGCGCGTGCTCTTCCCATGGCGGTGTTGCATAAAAAATAGTCCGCGCACCATCCGATACGCAACCATATCCCACCTCCGCGAAGGACCGCGATGAGAACTTTGCTCACCACCCTGCTTCTGGCGGCCTCCTTGGTCGCCCCAGCCTTCGCCCAGCTGGCGCCGCCGGCCAGCGCTCCTACTGTACCCGCTGCGCCGAAGAAAGCCGAACCAAACGAAGCCGACCTGCAGACGCACAACCACTACGTGAACAAGGCTGGCCAGGATGTGCACTCGCCGGCGAAGAGCGTCGACGGCAAGGTGCCGGCCGGCGCCAGCGCGAAGTGCCGAGATGGCAGCTACAGCTTCAGTAAGAGTCGGCGCGGGACGTGTTCGCGGCATGGTGGTGTCGCGGCTTGGTTGTAGTTTAGAAGATCACTGGAAGGCTATTCGCCACGAGCACGCGACGTCATCGTGACAATTCGTTAGATTTCCAATTATCAATAAATCATATAATCGTGATATGCGGCGGTGCCGAAAAGCATTGAGAGGCTAAAGTGGGCTTTCGCTTTCGAAGAACTATCAAGATTCTCCCTGGGGTCAAGGTCAACATCAGCAAGTCAGGCTTCAGCACATCAATCGGCGGCCCGGGCGCCACGGTCAACATAAAGCGCGGCCGAAAAACCAAGACCACTCTCGGAGTACCTGGCACCGGAATTTCACATACGAGCTACTCTGGCGAGGGCGCCTCTCGCGCTCGGCAATCGAAAACTGAGAATGTGCGAGATTGCGACCAGCCACAAACAAACTGGCGCGATGTCATTGTCGGCATTGGCTTCCTCGTGCTCATCGGCGTGATTGCCAAGGCCTGCTCATGATGACAAGATGCCCTCGTATTGACGTATTAGGGAGTGGCAAGAAAGGACCCCATTCGCCATCCGATGCAAGGCAAACTCACACCAATCATAATTTAAATTCCCATGAGCGAAAAATCTAGCGTAGCTGCAACAATCGAAGGAATCACGGCGATAGGAATCGCTTGGATCGATTTGACGAATTTATTAATAAAATCAAACGTTATCAAAAAAGAAGAAATCCAAAAATTGCTTCAAGTTAATATTGAAACCGCGAATGCAAATGACCAGCAAACAGCTCAGAAAATGTTTGCAGCGCTGAGTGGAGCGCTAACCAATGAGTAATGTCAAGCAACTAAGAGACTTCAACGCGATTAGGAACGCGGTTTCAGGGGAATCGTTTGACGGTGGGGACGGAGGTGGCTATGATGGCCGCATGGAAGCCCGCATAGCAAAGCTCGAAGAATTCGCCACCGACGCCAAGGAGCGCTTGGTGAAGATCGAGTCACGCCTGGAGCAGACGGCTACAAAGTCTGATATTTCCGACCTCAAGGCTGACCTGCACAAGTCCAGCACCGATATTACGCGCTGGATGTTGGCCACGGTGATCTCGCTGTTCTTGGGGTTTGCAGGCCTGTTCTTCACCATGAGCAACGCGTCGAAGTCTGCGGCAGTGCCGCAGTCGCCTGTGACCGTATATACACAGGCACCTCCGGCACCTGCGCCTATCGCACCAGCATCCGCTGCTGCGTCGGATCACAAATGAGAAAAGCCCCGCTAGTCGGGGCTTTTTAACGACCTGAGCAAACCCGTGCACCAACTGATGCGCAGGCCGGATGGTGCTACACCAGCTTGGGCTGCACCTTATCCTTGAGATCCGCAAGCTCCGGATCGATCACCTTCTTTTCGCGCTTGCGCAGGTTCAGCCCCTTTGCGTGATAGCTACCACGCCGTTTGCTGTCCTTGTCCTCCAGTTCCAACTCCATGCAGCGGTAGCGTAGGCCATCGCGCTGATTTTTTATGTAGGCGGCCATAGCGTTGAACGCCTTGATATATGCGATCTTGAAGCCGAGCGCCCGCTTGCCTGTGAAGCCCATTGCGAGTAGCGTAAATCCATCTCGGCTCATCGCAAACCCGGGCGAAGCGATCGACTCACCCCCGGATGGATTTGGCCGCATCTCAACCGTCGGCTCAAAATTGAGCAGACGGTCCTCCTCGGGAATCTGGTCAATCAGCGCACGGATATCTCGCATCACGTTTTTGTGGTGCTTGCCGAAGGCCATCGCGACCTGCTGAGAGGTCGTCGTCAAACGCTCACCGTCTGCCCTGATGAAGTACAGAAAATTCAGCTCTGGCACGCTTACCCTGGCCATTACCTCGTCTGCATTTCCCCTAGCGGCAGCCGCCAACAACTCTTCTGATACTCGATCGTTCATGCCCTACTCCTATGTGGTTGGATTGAGGATGCGCTTGCTTACGTCAATACATACATCGTTGAAGTTGCCGTAGGCGCATTCCCGCATCCATCGCGGCAAACCAGAGCAGGCCCAAGGCTATCACGAGAAGCTGTCTGGCATAAGGTCTTGTCAGGCCGCGTGAAGTGACTGAACAAAAAAAGCCGCCCCCAGGCGGCCTCGCGAAGCGCTGTGCTTTAGGCGCGCGTCTGGCGCCGACGCGCAACGGCACCGACAAGACCCAGGCCGAGAAGCAGCATGGCGTAGGTCTCTGGTTCCGGGACGGCTACCACTGGGTTTGCGTAGGTGATCGAGTAAGCAAACTCGTGAACGCGAGCATTGAAAATTGGATTGCTGCCGGCGATCCCTTCCGACATCGTGAACGAAAGCCTATCGGCAGAAAGGTTGGTTGTAGGGGTGTAAGAAATTACAGCATTTGAGTTGCCGTAAGTAATACTAGCGGAGGCGGTGTAGCTACCTATCGGCGAGGAAAAATTCACCGGGTTGGCGCCAGTTGGGATACCCTCTCCCGAGTTAGCGCCGCCAATGTCGAGTTGCAGCCAGGTGATCAGCGCACCGTTCACCCGCGCGGTGGTAAGAAAACTGACTGGCGTCGAAATTTTAAAATAGTCGGTCGTGCTGGTGGCGCCGACTACCTCCCAAGAGGAAACAGTATATGCCTGGCCGTTTTCGCCGGCTGCTGCAAAAGTAGTGGTCTCGCCAAATACAGTGCTAAGAGCGGTGCCGAGAATGTAACCTTCGGTTCCCGAGCTATTGAATCCAGCAATGGAGAAAGTAAAGGTGTCACCGGACTTCACTCCTGCATTGGCGCTTTGAGCGAATAAAAGCGCCGCGGCGCTAGCGAGGAGGCACGCCAGCGGGCGCGCGCGAAAGACTTTGGACGGAACCATTGAGCATCCCTATTTAATTGATTTCGTATCGAAAAAGAGTACGCCAAGCGTGGATTGCCACTAAAACTAGGCTTTTAAATAACATCGATGACATTAGCATAAAATCATCGCTCGGGATGTAGCGTAAACGTGCTACATCGGCGCACTTCATCGCTGCCTTTCGGCCGCCCCTTGCCCGGTAACCTTCTTTTCTTCGGGCACTTCAACACCGCCAACATTATCAAGCATATCAATACGGATGAGATCGACTGGCGGCCGGCTGTGCTGCCCGTAGAAGCCAAAGAGATGCCGTTCTAGCGAAGCACAAAAATTTATTCAATATTATTAGTCCGACTGTTGACTTAAATAAGTAGTCCGACTAATATTACTTCATCGACGCACCAACCCCGATGGAGAACGAAATGTCCCAAGCCGAACTGAAAGCCCTTTCCGACGCAGCAGCCGCTGCTGGCGACGTTGTTCCTTCCTTCGATTTCAGCACCGCGGCCGCGCCGGCGACGCTGGGTTAATCCATGAACGCTCCGATTTCCGCCGCCCTGCTCCAGCTGCGCGCCAACGCGCCGGCGGCGCGCGTGCAACCGACCGTGCCGCATAACGCGCGCCTTCTGGCCAGCGCCTACGAGCATGACGGCATCTACCTGGACTTGCGCGGCGTGCTGGACAGCGCCGGCTACGACGTTGAAGACGTTTCGCTGGCTGGCAGCACGGTGGCGCTCACCGCGCTTTTCTCCCGCGACCAGTTGCGCCAGATGTCCGATTGGTGCGACGAGCACCTCCCGAGCGCCCACGCGCTGCAGCTGGTGTCGCAGCAGGAATCGCGCGCCGAGCGCCTGCAGTGGGAACGCCACGCCAGCGAGCCGCCTTGATTTTGACAGTCGCCGCACGCTGAAAGTGCGGACGGGCCGGCGGGCCAGCATAAACGCCCTGTGGGATCAGCATGCCCCGACTGCGCCGCGCGGTCGACCCATCCCGGGCAAGCGCGGCACCAACCAACGAAAGGAGGTAAGCATGGCGGAATTCAAAAAAGGCGCGGCAGTCAAGGCGCGTAGCTCGAAGAGCGGCAAGGTCACCGAAGGCAAGTTCGTCGCCGAGCATCCGGCAGCCAAGGGCGTGTTTCTGGAAGTCGACCACGGCGACGGCGTGACCAAGAAGTATCGCCCATCGCAGGTGACTGCGACCTGATCGCCGGCGCGGCCAGCAGCATGGCCGCGCACCTGACCTGCGCCAGGCACGCGCAGGAACCATATACCCAGCCCTTGCCCTCGTAAGCCTAACAACGGCTTGCGCGAAGGCGAAAGCGCAGGCCGAGACACGGCGAGGGACGACAGGGGCTGGCTATGTGGTGAACCAGTAGGGAATGCGTCAGTACGCTCCGCGTCGACGGCGCCAATACCGAAGCACCACACGCAGCGAGCGGCGTACGCGCTCCCCAAACAACGAAGTCAATAGGGAGCGCAGGATGAACAGCACGAATCACTGGCAAGCGAAATACCCGGGCGGCCTTTTCTGGACCAACGTGCCGGCGGTCCTCGTACAAAACCTAATTGCCTGCGGCTTCAAGGTGCGCCCTCCACGCGCTGCAAGCCTCTCGCAAACGCAGGTGTTTGCATGATGGCGCGCATCCTCTTCGGCACGCCCGGCGACTGGTGTAGCCGCCACCCGCGAGTAATGCTCAGTGCCGTGTCTTTGCTGACCGCGCTGTCGCAGTGGCTGGTTGATCTCGTGCTGCCAGCGGTTGCGCCGTGAAGAAATTGCGTGACGCCCTGATCGTCGCTCTGCTGGGCACGCTGATCGGCTCCGCCTATGCCTACATGCGGCAGTCCGACGAAGAGGCGGCGCTGCGCGACCAGGCGGTGTGGGCCGGCAAGGCGGATAAATGACCGCCCTCGCCGACTTCGCCAGCCAGGCGCTGCGCAACCTGCGCGCCGGCCACCGCCCGCAACACGCTGTACGCCTTGCCGTGCTCAATGCAGCTTTGACGAAGTTAGACCGGAGAACGAAATGGGAAGCATGAACGAAGTACTGGAGATGGATACGGCGCCGAGCCAGTCGACGGCCATCGCGGCATCGGCTGCGCACCAGGTGGCCGCCCAAGCATCGCGCCCAGTCGCCACGAATGCATTCGAATTGGTGGCACATGCCGCCGCGCGCGGCGCGTCGATGGATGAACTGCGCACCTTCATCGAACTGCAAGAACGCCTGGAGGCGAATCAGGCCCGCAAAGCCTACGTTGCCGCGATGGCGGAGTTCAAGCGCACTCCGCCGCAGATAATGAAAGACAAAGCCGTCGGCTACTACAACAAGGACGGCAGCTTCACCGGCTACCGCCACTCGACACTGGGCGCAGTGTGCGGCGCGGTAGTCGAGGCCTTGGGCACGCACGGCTTCTCCCACCGCTGGGACACCGAACAACCGGACAGCGGCATGATCGCAGTCACCTGCGCGATCACCCACGCAATGGGGCACTGCGAAACGACGCGCATGGTAGCGCCGCCGGACAACTCGGGCAAGAAAAATGCCATCCAGCAGGTCGCGTCGACTATCACCTACCTGCAGCGCTACACCCTGCTGGCCGCATGTGGCCTCGCCACCAACGAGCAACTGGACGACGACGGACGCGGCGGCGCTGACAACCCGCAAGCTGATGTGCCGCACACCGGCGCGGATGGCGAACGCAAGCCGCAACCAGAAGGCCCGCCGCCATGCAGTGACCAGCAATTCGAAGTCGAAGCTCCGAAATGGCGCAAGACTGTCGAGGGCGGCAAGAAAACGCCGGAACAGCTGCTTGCGATGGTGAGCACGCGCGCCACGTTCACTGAAGCACAGAAAAAAGCAATCCTGTCCTGGAAACAAAAACCGGCTTCGGCCGCCAACGAGGAATAATCATGCAGCGCGAAAGCACACTGACCCGCGAAATCCGCCATCTGCTGCAAGGCAGCGACGAATGGCACGCATTCCGCTTCAACCACCACGGCGCCAGCGAAGCTGCAGCCGCCATGGGTCTTTCGAAGCACACCACACGTTCCGAACTCGTACGCATGAAGGCTACCGGCCTGGCCAAAGAGTTCAGCGACTGGGTGCAGGAGAACATTCTGGATAAAGGCCATGAGGTGGAGGCGATGGCGCGCCCACTCGCTGAACGGATCATTGGTGAAGACCTCTATCCCGTGACTCTGTCGCTGGGTACGATGGGCGCCTCCTGCGATGGCCTGACCATGGATGAAAGTATCGGCTGGGAGCACAAGCAGTGGAACGCCGAGCTGGCCGGATCCCTCCGCGCCGGCGTTCTGCCAGAAGAGCATGCACCACAGGTCTACCAGCAGTTGTTGGTTTCGGGCGCCGAGAAGTGGTTGTTCATGACGTCCGACGGCACCGAACAGAACATGGTGTATCTGTGGGTCCACCCAGATGCGAACTGGTTTTCACGCGTAGTGGCAAGCTGGGAGCAGATCGACGTCGATGTCACCAACTACACTCAGGTCGACCACGCGCTGAAGCCAGAGGCCGCGCCGGCCGCCGCCCTGCCCGCGCTGCTCGTCCAGACCGAAGGCAAGGTCGTCAGCAGCAACCTGATGGTCTATCAGAAGGCGGCGGACAAGTTCCTGTCGACGATCAAGACCGACCTGCAGGATGACCAGGACTTCGCCGACGCCGAGTACAACGTCAAATTCTGCGGCGAGGCCGAGCAGAAACTGGAACTTGCCAAGGCCGCCGCGCTGGCACAGACCTCGACCATCGACGAAGTGCTGCGCACGGTCGATCACATCAAAGCGCAGTTCCGCGCCAAGCGCCTCGAACTGGAAAAGCTGGTCAAGACGCGCAAAGAACAGATCAAGGAAACCATCCTGAACGAAGGCAAACGCGACTATGCGGACCACGTCGCGACGCTGGAGAAGGAAATCGTCCCGCTGCGCCTGTCGCTGCCGCAGCCGGATTTCGCCGGCGCCATGAAGAGTCTCCGCACTCTGGCCAGCCTACACAACGCCGTCAACACGACGCTGGCCAACGCCAAGGTCGCCGCCAACCAGCAGGCCGCCGACTACCGCACCAAGCAGGCCTGGTGCAAAGAGCATGCCGCCGGCTACGGCCACCTGTTCATGGACATGGCGCAGATCATCGGCAAGGCGATGGACGACTTCCAACTGGTGGTGACCACCCGCATCGATAAGCACAAGGCCGACGAAAAAGCCAAGGAGGATGCGCTGCGCGCGCAGATCGCGGCCCAGGAGCAGGCAAAGGCCGAGGCAGCCGCCGCCGAGAAACTGGCAGCCGAGCGTAAAGCTGACGCCGATCGCCAAGCCACCGAACAGGCGCGTGTCGCCGCCGAAACGAAACGCCAACTCGAAGCGCAGGCCGCGCAGACCGCCGCCCAGCGCCAGGCCGAAGAGCAGCGCGCGCAGCAGCCCGCCCAGACCGGGCGTCCGACCACCGCTGCCGCTGCAATCGCCCAAGCCACCGCGCTCGCCGAACAGGCGCGCCTGACCGACTTGGCAGACGCACAGGTCGCGGCCATCCAGCCAGCGCCGGCCGGCGACCTGTTCGACCAGCCAGCCACCGTGCCGATCACGCCGCCAACGCTACGCCTCGGCCAGATCAACGAGCGCATCGCGCCACTGACCATCACCGTCGACGGCTTGCGCGCCTTGGGCTTCGAGCCGGCCGCCACCGACCGCGCATCGAAGCTGTACCACGAAGCCGACTTCCCTCGCATGTGCGCCGCCATGGTGCGCCACATCAGCGCGGCACAGGCGAAATCCGCAGCATAACCACCAACCACCAGGAGAACAGCATGCACACCGCAAATTCCATCCCGCTGATGAAGGTCACCTCGTCGCAGATCGCCGCCATCGGCCACAATCCTGCCACCGAGACCTTGGCCATCCAGTTCTTCCACAAGGGCGCGCCGGGCAACGTGTACCACTATCACAACTTCAGCGCTGCGGAATACACCGCCTTCGCCGGCGCGGAGTCGATCGGCCGCCATTTCAAGCAGCACATCAAGCCGCACGCCCAGAAGCACCCGTACCAGAACATGGGCGTGCCGTCGGCGACGCCGGCCGCCGAGGTCGCGGTGGAGCAGCAGAAGCAGGAGCAAGCAGCGTGAACGATCACGACATCACCAAGGAAGGCATTCGGGTGAAACCCGGTCAAGTGTGGCTGGACTTCGATAAGCGTACGAACGGCGGGAAGCGCACCGTCACGGTCGACCGTGTAGTTGATGGCGGTGCCTTCGTTACCACGAATGGTGTCACCAAAGCCAACGGGAAGCCGTACACCTCGCGCCTGTCCGTCCGCCGCATGCACAAAGGTGCCACCGGCTGGGCGCTGGTATCGGAGGCACCATGACCACCGCACGCTTCGCGGGAGCACCGCCTTGACAGAAATCGTGCTGATGAAGGTCTCCAACATCCTGGTGCCGCACGACGAGGCTGCGGCGGCCTTCATCCAGAAAATGAAAGCCGGCGAACTGACCCACGCCGATTTCAAGCGGGTCAGGAACTACAAGTTTCACAAGAAGTACTTCGCCCTGCTCGACTTCGCGTTCGAGCAGTGGGAGCCCAGCGGCCAGCTCACCTATCAGGGCATGCCGGTGGCGAAGAACAAAGAGCGCTTCCGCAAGGATCTGATCATCCTGGCCGGCTTCTACGAGTCGACGGTGAATATCCGGAGCGAAGTCCGGCTGGAGGCGAAGAGCATTTCCTTCGCCGTGATGGACGAAATCGAATTTGAACGGCTGTACAACGCGACCGTGGACGTGATCCTGCGGCGCATTTTGACCAGATACACCAGGCAGGACCTGGACAACGTGATCAACCAGCTGCTGGCATTTACCTGAGCCGGCAGCATAGACAAGGACCATCATGGACCAATTGAAGGACGCGGTAGCCGCAGCATTCGACAACATCGTCGCCTCCGGCGCCATCGAAGCCGCTCTCCAGGAGCAGGTCGGCAAAGCCATCACCAGCGCGATAAAAGACCAGATCGGCGGCTACAACAGCGATTTCACCAAGAAGATTAACGAGCGGGTCAAAGCGCTGATTGACGTCAATCTGGACGAAATTGATCTGCCCTGCTACCGCCAGTTGGTCGCTGACATCATTAAGAAGCGCGTCGGCGCCGTGATGACGTCGCAGTTCACCGAGCAGCTGGATAAAGATATCGCTGAGTTACTGGAGCCGGCTCCTGCTGAAATCACACTGCACGCACTGCTGGAAGAATTCATCAAGCATAACCTCGACTATTACAGACGCGACGAATTGCGCGGTTGCGACTTCACTTTCAAGATCGAGCGGCACCCGTCGTCGGCGACCGGCGCGGAATATGTAGACGTCTACATCGACGCCGAGCCCGGCAAGTACGCAGGGCACGACGTCCACTTGCGGATCAAGGGTGCAGGCGAGGTGTGGGGCTTGTCGCTCAGCGGCCGCGATCTGAAAGACAAGATTTTTGTTGGTCCGCTGTTCGCGTTCGAGAAGCGCCTCTTCCAGATGTACACGGCCAAGACGCGTCTGATCATCCCGGCCGACGCCACGGCGGACGACTACACCACCACATTCCCACACAACGATTAAGCGAGCACACCATGTTTTTCAAGAATTTGCAGGCCTACCGTTTGCCCGCGCCGTGGGCGATGACCGCCGATGCGCTGGCCGAAGCTCTCGCGCCGCAGGCCTTCACGCCGGCCAGCAGCAACGAGCTGATCCGCCAGGGCTGGTCCGCGCCGCGCCCGAATGGCGGTCTGGTGCACACCGTCAACAAGCAGATGCTGATCCGCCTGCGCGGCGAGAAAAAGCTGCTGCCGGCCACTGTCATCAACCAGGTGACGAAGGCGCGCGCCGCCGAGATGGAAGAGGCACAGGGCTTCGCGCCGGGCAAGAAAGCGATGAAGGAATTGAAGGAACGCGTCACCGACGAGCTGCTGCCGCGCGCGTTCAGCATCGAGTCGAACACCTGGACGTGGATCGATCCGGTCAACGGCTGGCTGGTGGTCGACGCCGCCTCGCCGGCCAAGGCCGACGAAGTCATCAAGCTGCTACTGAAAGCGGCCGACCGCATGCCGCTGGAAAGCCTGCGCGTGCAACGCTCGCCGGTGGGTGTGATGACCGACTGGCTGGCCACCGACGAGGCGCCGGCCGGCTTCACGGTCGACCAGGACGCCACACTGCGCGCCACCGGCGAGAGCAAAGCGCAAGTGGGCTACAAGCACCACTCCCTCGATCCGGAAGAAATCCGCCGCCACATCCAGGCCGGCAAGCAGTGCACGCGCCTGGCCATGACCTGGGAAAGCAAGATCAGCTTTGTGCTGGACGAGAGCCTGGCCGTCAAGTCGGTGAAGCCACTGGACGTGCTGACCGAGGCTGACAAGGGCTCGATCCGCAACGATGACGAGCGCTTCGACGGCGACTTCATGTTGATGACCGGCGAACTGGCCAAGCTGATGGCCGACCTTGTTGAGGCGCTGGGCGGCGAGGCGAAGGACGTCGGCGCGCGGGACGACGCCGACACGGCCAGCTTACGCGGTCTAATGCGCGAGCATGGCGCCACCATCACCAAGGTGACCACGGCGCCAGCCAAGGGCGACGAGCCTGGCCGTGAACAGCGCCCGGTGAACGGCCACGGCCAGGGCGAAGTTCCCGCCGGCGACGGCAGCGCCAGCGATCCGCTGTACGAGCAGGCGGTGGCCGTCGTGCGCACCAACCAGCGCGCGTCGATATCACTGGTCCAGCGTCACCTACGGATCGGCTACAACCGGGCAGCGCGGCTACTCGAGGCGATGGAACGTTCAGGAATCGTCACTGTGGCAGCGTCGAACGGCTCGCGCGAGGCGGTGGGAGCTTAAATTCGTGGGGACCACCGACAAGCTCCTCGACCCGAAAATCGACTGCCGCTTTGGCAATGCCAGCTGCATACGCGAGTGCATCTTTCGGGCTGCCGAACACGGTAGGCACCTTCATCTGCAAAACGATGACGTCTCCATAGAGCACACGGTACGCGCCTACCCAGTTGCCGGGCTGGTCTTCAAAAGTCGAGATTTGCACGGTGTGCCCGTTGTGCTCGAAGGGATTTTCTTGAGCTCCCTCCCTTGGGTAAAACATAGATTCCCCTCCTTTAATAACAGGAATAATATCATGAGCCTCCCCTATGAAAACTCCACCAGCGGCGCCAACGCCCTGGAGGAAATCGGCAAGATCCTGACGCGCTTCGGTTGCGCGCGTTTCGGCCACATGACCGACAACGAGAACGGCCACCTGCTGGTGCAGTTCACCCATCGCGGCAACGACGTGTCGGTGAAGGCCAGCTATCGCGGCTATGCGGCGGCCTGGTTGAAAGAACACCCGCACTCGAACCGCATGAAGGCGAACCGCACGCAGCACGAGAAAAATGCGCTGGAACAGGCCAAGGTCAGTGTCTGCTCGATCCTGCGCGACTGGGTGAAATCGCAGGTCACCATGATCGAAATCGGCGTGCTGAGTTTTGAAGGCGCGTTCCTGGGCCAGCTGATGCTGGCGAACGGCAAGTCGGTGCTGGACCACGCAGCAGCTGTCGGCCTGGTGCAGATCGAAGGCGGTGCTGTATGAGCTACTGCTACAGCTATGACGGCGAACTTTATCAGGGCGATTTCGATAGCCCGCTGGCGGCGGCAGCCGAAGTTTTCGTAGGCGAGCCCAATCGGGAGACGGTACACGTCGGCGAATCGGTGCATGTGCCGACCACCGACTACGTCAGCGCCGATTGGATCATTGACGATATCAGTACCCGCGCCATGGACGAATGCGGCGAAGTCGCCGAGGACTGGTTGCGCGCTCTGTCGAAGAACGCAGAGGCCAAGGCTGAACTGGAAAAGCTGGTCGCCGACTTTATCGACAAACACGAGCGCCCGACTTTCTGGAATGTGGTGAACTGCCGCCAGGTTGCGCGCACCGAGGTGGAGGCGGCCGGCCTGCTCGCTCAGCGGCAGCAAGGCGGTGCAGCATGAGCGCCGCATTCTACAAATCGAGCGACGGCGCCCTGATGGCGGCATGGGCGATCTATGAAACCGACGTTGGGGCCGTGCGCGCCGCTGGTAAAGAGTTCGCTGCGCACTTCGGTGGCAAGCTGCTGATGCGCTCCGACTTCCACGGCAACAGAGTGGCTGGCCTGTGCTTCCAGCCGGCCAAGGATGACCCGCTGTGGACGAAACCGGACGCCCAGCTCGCCGACAAGCAGCGCCCGCGCAGCTCGCTGCGCAAGGGAACGAAAGAGCAGCGCCAGGCTCTGGCCGCGCTGCTGACGGAGTGGTCTGAGCGCTTCCCGAAGCTGAAAGCCGACCTCGCCCCGGTGCTGGCCGCCATGGGCACCGATTGGGGCGCCCTCTTCTTCTGCGGGATCGGCTTCTTCAAGCACGACGGCGCTATCTATGTCTGCACCAGCGCCAAGCTGGCACCGTGCATGGTCGAGATCCTGTCCAGCGAGTACAACGCGGCGAAGGCGGCCTATGAATCGATCAAGGAGGCAGCTTGAGCGAGAACCAGTGGGTCCGGGTGATCCAATTCAAGCGGGTGATGGTTTGAAGCTGCTACCAGCCCACCGCCCAGCCTTCGACCGCGTAGGACCGGTCATGGCTGTGCGTCCACTTCGTGCCGCAAACGGCGCACTCGTGGTGCTCGACACACTTCGCGTCTTCGCCGGTTCCCACAATCGCCGGCTCCATCTCCCCAACTGGTCGCAGTGCCGGATGTGGATCGGCGCCGTGCATGTGCCGCTCCATCGTTTTGCAGTCGTTGCACTTGTTCATCGCAGTCTCACAAGTTCGTAAGAGAGGAAATCTTATCATGATTGGCAACGAAGACCTGCAAGCCCCAATCCCCAGCGACCCGCACTGCCGGCGCCGCGCGTGGCAGCTGATCGGCCTGATCTACGGCGCGGCGGCGCTGGCCAACCTTTGGTGGGCACTGTCATGAGCGCGCGGGACGCACTGCCGCCGCCCACGGCGCGCGATCTGGCCGAGCAGCATGACATGCGCATCCACCGCGCAAAGCAGCGCTGCCGCCCGGTCCTGCACCTGGGCATCAAGCAGTTCATCGCCGGCTTCTGCTGGCACAAGGGCGACGACGAGATGGTCGTCTACCTGGAGGGCATCGCCGGACCGGTCCGGCCGTGTGACATAACGATTATTGAGGAAGCAACATGAGCGCTCAAAATGCATTCCAGATGCGGCATGCGCTACTCAGCCTAGTGGCGCCGGCCGAGCCGACGAACGCTGAAGTACTGCGCGCGGTCGAGGCGCTGGACGTCAAGGTCGATCAATTGCTGACCACTCTCGTGCCGCAGCAATCGCCGCTGACGCTCGACCCGGCCGAAATCGCACGGACCATGGCACAGCTTAAGAGAGCGCGGCCAATATCAAAGGAGACGCCACCATGAACATGGGTGAATACAAGATGATCGAAGCTCTGGTGCAGCGCCTGGAGGCGGCAGCGCAGGACGTCGCCACCAAGACGGCGGCAGCAGCCTACTCGATGGAATGGGTAAAACTCGATCGATACATAGAGCTATCGGGCGACACGATGGATGCGGTGCAGGCGCGCCGCAAGACCGGAAAGTGGCTCGATGGCGATCAATGCAAAATGGTCGATGGCAGGCTGTGGATCAGCCTCCCGGCCGTACAGGAATGGATAGAACGATGGGAACAGACAAGTCCACTACGCGCGGCGTTGAGCTCCGCACGGGCATCAAAAGCGAATCGATCCGCATAAAATTTATGTACAAAGGCATGGAGTGTCGCGAGACGCTCAAGCTCGATCACACGAAGCAAAATATCAGGTACGCCGAGCGACTCCGCGGCGAGATCCTGAATGCCATCGAACTCGGAAAATTCGACTATGCCAAATACTTTCCTGACTCGGGCCAGCTCACGAAGCTTGGTCTGACGACGGTTACGAGCGCGTCGACCGTGGGCGAGTTGGTGCGCGAGTATTTGGACCAGGCGAAACCTGTTCTTGCTCCCAGCACTCACCTTCGCTACACGGCCACCTACAAGACCCATATTAGCAGATTTGACAACATGCTTTTGACGGAGTTGACGCCGCCAGTTCTACGGGCCTGGATTGCCTCAATCAACCGCAAGGCCAGAACGATACGATCGATTCTCATCCCGCTTCGCTCCGCCCTGGACTACGCAGTGAACGATGATCTTATCGAAGGTAATCCCCTGGATCGCGTCAAGATCAGTCGAATCATCCCCAAGGAGGCGAAGAGGGTCGAATACGTCGTTGATCCGTTCAGCACGGAAGAAATCAAAGCGATACTTGCCGCCTGCGACGGACAGGAGCGCAACGTGATTCTCTTCGCGTTTTCGACTGGCATGCGACCAAGCGAATACCTCGCATTGCGGTGGGGTTCGGTCGATTGGACAAATCTCACAGTGCTGGTTGAGAGGACGAGCGTCTTAGGCATTACCCGCGAAGAAACCAAAACCCAATCGGGGAGGCGTTCTATCGATCTGCGCAATGGCGCGCTACAAGCGCTGCGCGCGCAGAGGAATTTTACGGCGCTCGAAGACAATTTGGTTTTCCAAAATCCGAAGTTCGGCGCTGGGTGGCAGGACGCCCGGGAGTTGGGGCGGCGGTGGTACACGATTCTAAAAAAGGCCGGCGTGCGCCGCCGGGTTCTTTATCAAACGCGGCACACCTTTGCGTCTACGCTGTTATCAAGCGGGCTCAACGCGCTTTACGTGGCTAAGCAGATGGGGCACAAGGATACAGTCATGGTTTCAAAAACTTATGGTAAGTGGATCGAACTGGAAAACGGTGCGCTCTCGGACTATTTCGTGCGCGCGATACCGGGCGGGAACGTCGCAATTAAGGGCTAGATCTTTGTGCAACTCGCTGCGGAATTCGCCCACGTTTCGCCCACGTGGGCCAGCCCCGCGCGTAACCCCTTGAATTGAAATACTCCTGTAACAAATGTGATGATTAGTCTATAGTCATGGTTCTCTAGTGCATTCAAACCCACTTAATCATGAAATTTGATGTTGCAATTGTCGGCAGCGGACTGGCCGGCCTGTCGGTCGCCCTGCATCTGGCCGAGACCCGTACCGTAGCGATTGTTTCCAAACGTGCCCTGAGGGATGGCGCCAGCAACTGGGCCCAGGGCGGCATTGCCGCCGTGCTGGACTCGGGCGACAGCCACACCCAGCACATCGACGACACCCTGATCGCCGGCGGCGGTCTGTGCGACGAAGGCGCCACGCGCTACATCGTTGAACACGGCCGCGAAGCGATCGAGTGGCTGATCGAACAAGGCGTGCCCTTCACCAAGGATGATTCGGCCGAACTGGGCTTCCACCTGACCCGCGAAGGCGGCCACAGCCAGCGCCGCATCATCCACGCCGCCGACGCCACCGGCAATGCGGTGCAGATGACGCTGGAAGAAAAAGTACGCGCCCATCCGAACATCACGCTGTTCGAGCACCACTGCGCGATCGACCTGATCACCTCGGACAAGGTTCACCCAGGCAAAAAGGGCAACGCACAGCCGAAGTGCTACGGCCTGTACGTGCAGGACGAGCATACCGGTCAGGTGTACACTTTTGCGGCGGAACACACGGTGATGTGTACCGGTGGCGCCGGCAAGGTGTACCTGTACACCACCAATCCGGACACCGCCAGCGGCGACGGCATCGCCATGGCCTGGCGCGCCGGCTGCCGCGTGTCGAACATGGAATTCATCCAGTTCCACCCGACCTGCCTGTACCACCCGTACGCCAAATCCTTCCTGATCACCGAAGCGATCCGCGGCGAAGGCGGCCTGCTCAAGCTGCCGCCGGAAGCCGGCGCCGCCGCCGGCACGCGCTTCATGCTGGCCCACGACGAACGCGCCGAACTGGCGCCGCGCGACGTGGTCGCCCGCGCCATCGACTTCGAGATCAAGAAGCGCGGCCTGGACTACGTTCACCTCGACATCAGCCACAAGCCGGCCGAATTCCTGATCGAGCACTTCCCGACCATCTATGCGCGCTGCATGGAACTGGGCATCGACATCACCAAGGAACCGATTCCGATCGTGCCGGCCGCGCACTACACCTGCGGCGGCATTGTCACCGACCTGCATGGCCGCACCGATTTGCCGGGCCTGTACGCCGTCGGCGAAACCGCCTGCACCGGCCTGCACGGCGCCAACCGCCTGGCCAGCAACTCGCTGCTGGAATGCGTGGTGATCGGCCGCGCCTGCGCGCTCGACATCACGTCCAAGGAAAAAGGCGAAGTGCCCTACCTGCCGGATTGGGACGAAAGCCGCGTCACCGACGCCGACGAAGAAGTGGTCATCTCGCACAACTGGGACGAGCTGCGCCGCTTCATGTGGAACTATGTCGGCATCGTCCGCACCACCAAGCGCCTGGAACGCGCCCAGCACCGCCTGGCGCTGATGACGGAAGAAATCGACGAGTATTACCAGAACTTCCGCGTCTCGCACGACCTGCTGGAGCTGCGTAACCTGGTGGAGGTGGCGACCCTGATCGTCAACAGCGCCCTGCTGCGCCGTGAAAGCCGTGGCCTGCACTTCAGCCGCGACTATCCGGAGACGCTGGCGAAGGCGCTGCCGACCATCCTGACGCCGCCGCGGCGCAAGCAATGA